CATAATCTTAAATTTAAAGGTAAACAATATAAAGAAATAGATATGGAGTTGGTAAAAATCAACAACTCTACTGAAATGGTTACATTTAAGATTATAGGTCCAAAAGAATTATTTGGTAATGAAACTAACATATCGTTTAAAGCATTAAAACGAGGTCCATTTATGGCAACGAATATACCAAATGCTTTTGAAGTATTAGATAAAAATGCAGATATGAATGAAGATATGGATAGACAACCACAAGATAAAGACGTAAAGAAAGTAAAAGGTACACAACCTAAAAAGTATTTTAAAGGTATATCAAAAGATGCAAAAATGAAAAGAGCAAAATATTTTGCAAAGAAAAGTAAGTTACATCATAGTGACCCTGAGAGATATTCAGGTAAAAGACCAGGTGATAGTGATGATGCTAAACCGTCTAAACCAGCAGACGCAACTATAAAGGTAAGAAAAATGTTAAAGAAAAAGGGATTTGAAGAATTTAAGAACGAGATTGCACCAATTAAAGAAGGTAGTCTTGAAGATGTTACAAAAAGATTAAAAGCAAAGAAAATTAGAGTTAAAACAATCACAAGAACAATGGACAAAGTTACACACTTATATGTTCATGTAAATGATGTTGATGATGCACAACAAATATTAAAGAATGACCCACTGTATATAGCAGGTAAGTTAAGAGTGGTTGCAAAAGAAGAGGTACAAAATGAAGCATGTTGGGATGGATACAAACAAGTAGGTATGAAAAACAAGGGTGGTAAACAAGTACCTAATTGTGTACCTGAAGAAATGTCAACTGATGAAGCAAAAAAGATAGAGGGTTATGTACCTGAATCTTATGAAGAGGGTGAAGACTATGCAAATCACACAAAAGAGGTAACACCTGGTGAAAAAGCAGACAAAAAACCTATGGATTCCAAGAAAAGAACACCCGAAAATAGAATAACTGCTGAAGATGTAAAAGAATGGGCACTTCAAGATGAAACAATAGATAAATATAAGGGTAGATACAAGGAAGAGTGGAAATCTAAACTTGTAGAAGTAACTAAAAAGATGATGAGCAGAGTAAATGAAGACATTTAAAGAGTATGAAAATATAGATGAGAATTGCGAAGAGTGTATATTCGAACACGAAGAAGAAGAATTACAAGAAGCAGAGTATCAAGGTAAAAAAGTAACTCTTAATGACCCTATTAGAGGTGGTAGTAAGAAATTTTATGTGTATGTTCAAAATGAAAAAGGTAATATTATCAAAGTTTCATTTGGCGACACAACAGGTTTAAGTATTAAACGAGATGACCCGGCACGAAGAAGGTCTTTTAGAGCAAGACACAATTGTGATAATCCAGGTCCTAAAACAAAAGCACGATATTGGTCTTGTTACCAATGGAGAGCAAACGCAAAGGTGGATAACTAAAATGATTAGATATAGAAAATCAATGAGAGATGCTTTAGGTGAAGTTAGAGGTCTTGTAGAGGATGCTACAACATCATACCCTCCTAAAGAAATTAATAAAAAGAAACATGATGCTTACAAAGACCCTAAAAAAGGTGAAAAAGAAATTCAAGAAGAAGACCCATCAATTGATGACATTGCGAAAGGTTTGAAGTTAGATAAGAAACTTGTTAAGAAGATAATGGGTGAAGAAATAAATGATTTACAGGAAATACCTGCTAGTCTAATGCAAGACCTAAGAAAGACTTTTGAACCATTAAGAGGTAAAAAAATATCAGTTGATAATAGTAATAAATTATCGGCGATTATGAATAAGTTTACATCAAAAGCAGATTTAATTACTTTGTTTAAAGCAGATATTCCATTTATATCTTTATTAGCATCCACTAGATTAATTCAAAAATTTGGTATGAGTGGTGCCCAAATTAATAAACTAAGAGAAGAAGTTGAACTTGATGAGATGTTTGACTATGCAATCATAGATGGTGATAATAAAATCCTAGGATTGTATAAAGGTCAAGACGGAAAAAAACATGCACAGATGAATTTAAAAGGTGCAGAAAGACAACTTGGTATTAAGAAACCTCTTAAAGTTAGACCAGTGAGTAAAAAGAAAGTTGGTGACACAGTCATAGGTATTGGAGAAGAAGTTGAACTAAAAGAATTTTCATCACAACAAATTAAACAAGCATATGGTATTGCAAATGACCCTAGATATAAACAAGGTAATATGTCAGGTGCCGTAAATGCTATTGAAAAAATTGCAAAAGGATTATCTAAACATCCAGATGTGCAAAAAGTTTTAAAAAGAACACAAGAAGAAGTAGAACTTGATGAAACACTTTTAGAATTTAAAAAAGGTGATATAGTTATTCCTAATGTAGGTCCTCACAAAGGTGTTAAACATGAAATAATTCACGATTTCAAAGATGGCACATACAACATACAACCTGATATAGCATTAGCAAGAAATATTAAATATAGATTAGGCGCCGCTAGAGCAAAAGCAAGTGAACTTGTTGGTGTTGATGAAGAAACTGTTCCTGCAAATGTAAAAAAGATTGCTAAAGAATTAGACAAAGCAGTTGCTATGCACAAAAGTCAAGCACAAAGATTGCGTAAAGCAGGTGTTAGTGAAGAAGATAAACTTGATGAAATGGGTTCTATCAAACCAAGACACTATGATGTAGAAGTAACAATTAAAAATAGAAGAGATGCTAAAGCAGTTGATGAATACATATCTGATAACATGAGTATGGGTATAGAAGATTACGATAATGATGGTATAATGACTGCTAGTGGTTACACAGAAGGTACAGTTAACTTTCATGGTGATGATGCAGGTCATATCGGTGTTGAATTACAAAAAAAGTTTGGAAGTAAAATAAAAGTTGTTGGTGAACAAGTTGAGATTAAGGAAGAGGTTGCAGATATATTTGTACAAAATAAAGTTGGTTCTGAGCATCAAGTTCAAATTGCATTAACAATAAAAGCACTTGCAAATAAATTAGGATTAAGAAATGGTTCAGTAGGACCTGTAGTTAGAGTAATGGGTCCGAAAAATGTTGTGAATCAATTTCTAGGTTCTGTTATTGGTAAATCAAGTATGGGTAATGCAACACAAAAAGGAACAATTCCTAAAGACTATGACAAAAGTTTAAATAAACAACTAAGAGAAGAAACACTAGAACTTGGTGAAGGTACTATGAAGGGTGGACTGATAACTGATAGAGTAGATGACATACTTAAAATAGGTCCAAAATTTGTTGCTTTAATTAGTCGAAAACCAACAGTACAACAATTAGAAAGAATGTGTGTACAAGAATTGTTTGATGATTCATTACTAGATGATTTCTATTACATTGACCCTAGTTCAAAAGGTATTGTAAAGAGTGGTAATCCTGAAGCAAAAAAGGCGTATGGTAAACATGCTAGAGTACTACACAGTGTAGACCCTAGAAGTGTTTTACAATACAATTTAGCAGGTAGAACATTTCAAGGTAGAAGTGATGGTTTAATGTTACACAGTTTAGGCGCCGCCATGTTAGCATTTCATCTTGCTGATTTAGGAATACCAGCAATAAAAATTAACCCAGATTTAGAATTGTTTGATAATCCTAAATATAAGGGAACACAAAAAATAAGTCCTGATGTTATACTAAAAAACTTTAGAGTATCAAAATCTGATGTTTTGCGTGTGATACAAATGCATATGAGAGATATGAGTGGACCAGAAATAAGTAAATTAGTTTCTATCTCACCAAAAAGTTTACAATATCAATTTAAAGAAAATTCACAACATGCAGGTGCTAGAGGATTAGTTGAAAGATTAACGGGTATGGATTTAACTGAAGTAAATGCTGATGTAACAAAAAGTCTTACAAAGAAATCAAAAGCATCAGGTATTCCCTTAGGTATATTAAAACAAGTTTTCAAAAGAGGAATGGCGGCGTTTGGTAGTGGTAGTAGAACTAACATGTCCCAACACGGATGGTCACACGCAAGAGTAAATTCTTTCATAGCAAAGAAACCAGGCACTTGGGGTGGAGCAGATAAAGATTTAGCAAAACAGGCGAGGAGTTCAAAATGAGTTATTTAGAAACAAAAACAGGTAGTCTTGAAGAGGCAATCAGAAAGCATGATGAAGACTATCAAGCAATGTTTAAAAAAGAATTAGATAAATCAGGTAAGTCGATAGGTCAAATGACACCTGATGAAAAGAAAGCATTCTTTAATAAGTTAGATAAAATGCATACTGCAAAGAATGAAGCAAAGGTTGACGAGTTAACTAAAGCACAAAAGAAGTTACCACCTGGATTGCAAAAAGCAATCAAGAAAAAGGAAATGAAAGAAGAACAGATTGATGAGGTTAATTTAACCTTTATTAGAAAGTTTGCAGACGATATGAAGAAGGACAAACAGTTTAAACCATTCGCAGATAAGTTTATGAAAATGGCAATGAAGGGTGGTAGTCCAAGAGATGCACTTGAAAAATCATTACCAGATTATATCTCTGGTAAAGACATAGAAAAATTAATTGATAAAAATAGAATGAGTGCTATATTTGGTGAAGATGTGCGTGAGTCAAAACAAGGTAAAGTTGATGTATTGAAAACAAAACTTGCTAAAGAGAAAGACACAGACGCATTGCAAAAACAAATAACACAGTTGACAGGTCAGTTAGCATTAGCAAAACAAAAATTAGAAAACGAAAAGCACGGAAAATTACAACCTGAACCTAATCCTGAAACAGGTGAAGTTCCGTTAACAGTTGGTATTGCATACAAACATTTAAGAGATAAGATGAAAAAAGAAGAAGAGAAAAAACCAATAAAGAAAACTATGGTAGGGTCAAAAGCAGATAAAGTTGATACGGAACCTGAGGTTGAATTCGACAGATAATGGATTCATCTACAAGAATTTATTGTGATATGGATGGTGTGCTTTGCGATTTTGCGAGAAACATTAAAACAACAACGGGAATGACAATCGATAAGTGGATGCGAGTCGATAAAAACGAAAGATGGAAAAAAATAATAGAAAAGGGTACTTTTTGGTCAACAATGCCATGGTTAAATGATGGTAAAAATCTTTGGAGATTTATAGAAAAGCATGACCCATATATTTTATCCGCCGCATCTCAACAAGACCCTAATTGTAAACCTGGAAAAATGCAATGGATAGCAAGAAACTTAGGTATACCTAGAAGTAGAGTTCATCTAGTTCAAAGACATGAAAAACAGATGTTTGCAAAGACGGGTGGTCAACCTTGTATTTTAATAGATGACTATGGCAGAAATACAAAAGAATTTACAACACGAGGTGGTGTTGGTATCAGATTTCAAAATGCTGGTCAAGTTATCAGAGAATTGAAAGGACTTGGTTTCAATTGATTATAAATACTTTTTTAATTAAGGAGAAATTTATGTGGAAGAAACCAGAAATAAAAATGATAAGTGTAGGATTAGAAATTAATTGCTATGCTTGTGCAGAAATATAAACAATTAAATTAACAAAGTGAGTACCTAAAAAGGGAGAGAATATTATGTCAAGTTGGTCAAATACAGATGCTCATGGTAGTGCGCCGTTATGGGCACTAGCAAGGGTAAATAAAGAACCTAAAGCGGCGAACATGGGCGCCGCCGCATCAGGTAAACTATTTAATAACGCAACAGAAGATAATCTTATAGATGGAGTGACTATCGGTCTTTTTAATTTTAAAGACGGAGAAGAACAAAGTGGTAAGATTGCTCATGTTGGTTGGAATTTAAAAACTACTGGAACAGGAGGTCGTGCTAGTAGAATACAATTCGAAACTTTAGTATCTTTGGCAAATAGTCAAGATGCATAATTAACTTAACAAGGGACACTTTACGGTGTGGGGTGTCCCTACTAATTGATGTAAGTAAATACTTACAGTAGCATTCCCGAAAGGGTTTAAAGGAGATAAAATGGCAGATAAAAAAATTACAGCATTAACCGATTTAGGTAATGGTCTAGCATCAGTAGATTTGTTTCATGTAGTTGACGACCCTACAGGAACACCTATCAATAAAAAAATTACAGCAGAAGATGTATTTAATAATATACCGACATGGTTAGGATTAAATTCTACTTCACAAGCAATTACTGGAGATGGTTCAACATCAACAGCAATTAATATTACAACACCAGTTACAGAAGTTAACGCAACTTCCGCCGCCGCTCCTTGTACATTGGCAGATGGAGCAAACGGTCAAATAAAAACTATTATAAATGTTTCTACAAGTGGTACAAACAATATTGTAATAACACCTAGTAATTTGAGAGGATATGCAACAATAACTCTTAATGCACCTGGTGAAACAGTGACTTGTATGTTTAAGAATAGTAATTGGAATGTAATCGCAGGTAATGGTTACGCATTAGCATAATAAGGAAATTTTAGAATGAGTATATCAAAAAAACTTTTAGTGGTTGAAAAACAAAAATTAGAGCAAGACTTTAATGCTCTATCTGAAAAATTAAAACAAAGTGAACTATCTATGCAAGGTTTAAGAAATAATTTAAACGCAATACACGGTGCTATGCAACAAGTGGACAAGTTATTAGGTATGTTTACAGACGATAAAGATGAGAAGGAAAAATCAGATGGTAAAGTCGTTCAAAAAACATGATAAAGATAGAGAAGTAGAAGAATTTGAAGAAGATTTAACACAAGGAAAATCTTCTAAAAAAAACGAAGAGAAGAATAAAAACGAAGAAAATAACGATAGAGGAAAAAATGAAAACATTTAAACAACATGTGAAAGAAGACCATGGTAGTATGGGTGTCGGTACATCTGACCAAAATGCTATTGAAGATGGTTCTATAGGTGTGCATAATGTACATGACCCTGATGTTTTAAAAAGAGTTAACATATTTGTTAATTCTATGTCTATGAAAGAATATTTAAGTCCTGACCATGCAATAACTGAACTAAGAAATAAACTTATGAGAATAGGTTTAAATTTTGGTCCTGTTGGTTTTGATGAAAATAAAGGAGACCAAACAGTAAGAGTAAGTAGATTTAAAACATTTGGTAAAGCAGATGACGGACAAGACATTGATAATGATGGTATCGAAGATGTGAAAGAAGGTGGTCTTAATCTAAGAATTAGACACGAAAAATCAAGTGAAGGAACATCAAAGGTATATTGCGAATTGATATAGATGTTTCACACAATAACGAAAGAGAACTGGTTATTATTCGCACAAAAGCATTATGATAACCCTACTTTAGAAAAAGAAGTAGAATTTTATGATGATTTAAAGAGATTTAAATATCTTAAAAGACTTTTTCGTAAGTATGATACTAATTCAAGATTAAAAGTTCGATTAGCATTGAATCATATTATTGTGTTACAAAACGTGTTTGGTGTTGAACCATGCGTAACATTATTACTATATAAGATAGATAATAAACACTATGGTATTTTGAAAGCAATATTAAATTATTTACAGTATTTGTATCCAGATGAATTAAATTTTGTAAAAGAGGATAAAATAGTAAGGGAACAACTAGAGAGGTTATAATGTCAACAAAAGGTAATAGAGCAATAGATATGTTAATTACATATCGAGTATTGAAAATATTAACCACACCATTTGAAAAACAAGATGCTTTTAAATTCGGTATTATAGATAAAAATGGTAAAGTGTTAAGAAGATATAAAGATGTATCAAAGTCAGATGAGAAAAAAACATATACCTGGTTACATAGATTTGTTTTTAATATCAAAAGATTATTAGGTAAAGCAGGTCTTGGTGGAAGATTAGGTAGTTTAGGAGTAGCACTAGCACTTTTATTAAAAGAGGAGGAGTATATTAGTAGACAACCTGCTAAGATGAGAAGACTTCTAGAACATACTGCTGGTGATTATAAGAAATATGATAAAGTTTTTGAGTCAGCAATTGTTCAATACTGTAAACATATTGGTATATGGGAAACATTAATAAAAGAAGATGCAAATCTACCATCAACTTCAATAGCAGTTTTACAAGAAAAATTTGAAAAAAATCCTGATATGAAATTAACAGCAAATTATTTTGGTTGTGATATATTTGAAAATGCAGATAAAAGAATTGTTACTTCATCTAGGTCAAACAACGCCATTGGAAGTTTTTTAGGTAGAGGTTCATCAGTATGAAAACATTTAAATCATTAGCACATGAAATGATAACAAAGGTAGATGAAGATGCTCCTGCTAATGCAGTGGGTACAGGTGCAAATGTGGCGTTACCACCAACACACGAACCTGGTGTTAAGAAAAAGAAGAAGAAGAAACACGACCCTATTTTAATGAACACCCTTAAAAGAAAAGTAGAAGAGAATAACGACAACAATAGTACAATGCTCAAAGGAGTATTAGATAAACTAGAACAGTTAGATACAATTGTTGATGAAGTATCAGGTGTAAAAAAAACGGATATATTTGAACAAGATTTTCAAAGCGAATACACCACATTTAAAGACAAATATATGGGTCAACTTTTAAATGAAACAGATACGGCGGCGGCGAAAGAAATGGAACAATTGTTAGTTGATTGTGCAAGAAATGTTGCAAAAGATAATAATTATAATAAAGTTAAGAAAAAAATGGGAAGAGATGGTGATCCTGTGAAGTTAGGTAAAAGTATACTTACAAAAATAGGTAATCCAACATCTGGTATGATGATGAAAAGTGGTGATATAAACGGAAAGGTTTGGGGACCTGGACCTTATGAGGGTGAAAAACAATGGATAGGTACTCAACCCACTGCTAAAACGGATATAATATTAGATAAAATGAAAATATCTTTAAAAACAGGTAGTGCCCAATTAATGTCAGGTACTCCTGAAGAAACGGAATCAACTATGAGATATGCTATTAGAAAAGTTGGTGAAAAAAGAAATCGTGAAACTGAAAACATAAGTAACAATATTGTTGATGAAATAAATAAATTATTACGAAGTGGTGAACTTGACCCAAAATTTCCTGGTGGTGTCGATTTTCAGAAGAAGGGTGGAACTATAAAATATTTTGTAGGTACAAAACCAGTTACTCAAAAGGTTAAAGGTTGGGATAAAGGTGACATTGATGCTGAATTACAAAAAGCAGACAACTTCAATTTAAAATTTAAAGATGAATTAAGTACATTTTTTAATAATAATCTTGATTTCAAAACATTTTTTGTCTATGAGGCGATGACAGGTGAAACCAAATTTGATAAAGGTGATGCAACAGCAGACCATTTTTTAGTTGTTGATTATTCAGGTAGTGCAAATTTACATCAAGTTAGATTTCCTGGTAGTAATTATGTTAATTCTATTTTAAGACAAGTTAAACCTGATGTTAAATTTAAAACTGCTCAAAGAAAAAGAAAAATTGATGGTACAAAATATGGGCAAGGATTTTATAGTATTAGGTCAGTTGTTGGTTTAGGATACAAAGCAATAGCACAAGCACAAAACGAATGTTTTGAAATGACAAAAGATACAAATTTTTTAACAGAAGGTATTATTGATAGAATAAAATCAATTTGGTCAAAAACAAAAAATTTCATTTCAGGTCTTATAAGAGATGTAAAACTATTCTTATCAAAAAGCATATCTAATATTATGGAATTTTTAGGTGTAGAACCTGAAGTTAGATTTAATAATACAGTAAGATGGTAAAATCTCTTAAAGAATATTTGGGTGTTGGTGGTGGTTATAGAATAGGTGGTGCTGATAGTCTTGTACCAACAGCAGACTTAGGAGATGGACCACCAAAAGGTCAAGGTGGTAGAGATATGCGTGGTGTAGGACTTCATGCATCAGCAGGTATAAAATATCTTATATATCAGACAGGTAATGTAGGTAAGACTGCAAGAATTGTTATGAAGAACCTTAAAGATATTCAAACTGCAAGAAACTGGATTAAAGATAACGGACATAATTTTGTCCATAAAGGTAAGAACTTTAGAATATATCAATACAAAGGTAACCCTAATAATATTAGACCAGATGATTTAATAGAACAAACAGACTTAACAAAACCACAAATTAAAAAAGTACATAAAGTCGCAGATGAATTACCAAAGAAAGATTTTAGAGATAGATATGGGAAGAAAAAAGGTGATGAAGTAAGATATGGTACTGCAACAAACATGGTAAAGAAAAAATTAGGTCTAGAAAAATATGATAGTGATAAGACTTTCAGTGGAAAAGGAACACCAGAACAAAGATTGCAACTTCTAAAATTAACAACTAAAGCATTAAAAACTTTTCCTAATTCACCTAAACAAAAAGAAATTCAAAAAGATATAAATGCATTACGAAAAAAAATGGGAATGAAATTTAAGGAGGAATTAGAATTAGATGAGTTGACAGTTTCAGGTGTAGCAACTAAAAAATTACAAATGTATTATAATAAGTTTAAAGATGCAGTTACAAAAACTGAAGTATCTATACTTAATAATATAAAAAGAGAATTACAAAAAAGAGGTGTTGCACCATTAGTTGCATCTTACGAAGATAAAAATAGAATACCTAGAAAAGCAGGTCAAAAAGCAGGTTCAGATAGTCATTCTGACTTATATACTGACGAAAATCCTAAAGGTACGATACATGGTTTAGGATTTACTGATGAAAAGAAAGCAAGAGAATCTATAAATAAGATTAAGAACTCTGGTAAGACACATGCTCATAAAATACAGGCGGCGATAGCAATGAGTCAGAGAGCAAAAGTCGCCAGTCAAAGAGCAAAAGACTCAGAGAAGAAAAAGAATTTAGGACAAGCACATAAAGTTTATCAGAGTTATATTGACACAAATAAAAAGAGTAAGTGATGTATAGATATTTGAATTTACCATTTCCATCAACACCAGATTTATCATTTGTTAGTAAGTATAAAAACAAAGACGCATTACTTGTTAATCCTAAAACAAATTTCAAAATAATTTTTGCAGATAAAGATGTTAATAGTTACAAGAATATACCCTATGATGATGAAATTGAGATAGACAAAGATATTAAATTTGATTTTCAAAATGATTTTGAAGAATGGTTTAACAATAATTATTCAGATAAAAATTTAAAAATAGATAATGGTGGTATATCAATTACAAGACCTGGTGGAGCAAATACAATACATTCAGACTCACATCATATAGGAAATATAAGTAGAGTTAAGATTAACTTTACATTCTCTGATTATAATAGTCAATTAGAATACGTTGAACAACATTCTGATGATAAAATTTACACATTTAAAGATGAAACAGGTTGTGTAATATCTTGTATAGATGAAAATGACTGTGATGTAAAACAACAAATCAAACATGAAACTTGGTTTCCTGTGCTACTAGATGTTAAAAAATTTCATAGAAGAAATAATAGAAAATGTAAAACATCTAGTGTGGTTTTATCTTACAATGTAAGAGATAGTGAGAATAATTTTATAGATTTTGATATAGTAGAAAAAATTCTAAGCACTAACTTATTACCTAAAGATTGTAAATTTAATTTGTTAAGTGATATATGACAGACAATGGATTAAAATCTTGTGGTATAAGTCCTGCAATGCTATCTTTAGATACTATTGCTCAAGCAATAGTACAGAAAAATTTATGTAGACCTAAAGTATATAATTGTTTGAAACAGATAACAAATCTACAAAATAAAAAGATATTAGATTGGGGTTGTGGGTCAGGATATTTTATATATGATAGTGGTGGTGAAATAGATATAAAAAAATATACAGGTGTAGATGTTGATTTAAGATGTGTAAAAAGATTGAAAGGAACCTGGAAAGATGCAACTGCAATTCATTATAATAAATATAATCAGCAATATAATTCACAAGGTGAACAAAATCCAGAATGGTGTTTACAAGAAACGGATAAATTTGATGTTATCTTTTCTTATTCTATTTTTACACACACATCATTTGAAGAATTTGAATATGTTTTTAACAGACACAAAAAACATCTAGATAAAAATGGTATAATAGTACATACATTTGTTGACTTATATAATGTAACAGATACACAATATATGATACCAACAGATAAATTACCTAAGTATTTAAAGGGAGAATATTTCCCTACAAATGAACTATATAGATATGATAATACAGTAAAAAAAGAATATGAAGAAATAAATAGCGAAAGATTTGATGCAATGTTTAGTAGACATTACGTCAAAGAAAAATTAAATTGTGAGATAAACGAATCCGATATGTTGTTATGTTCAGCAATTTATAAAAGGGAGGATTAATATGGCGTTACCATTAATAGGTACAGCACTAGGACTTGTAGGAGATTTAGCAGGTAACTGGATGAAAGGTAAAGTCGATAAACAGAAAGCAGAGAGTGACGTTAAAGTTGCAAAAGCAAAAGCAGAAGCAGTTGTGTATCAAAAACAAGCAACCGGTGAAATAGATTGGGATATAGAATCAATGAAAGGTTCACAATCATCATGGAAAGATGAATGGTTAACAGTTATATTTTCTATACCATTAGTGATGTGTTTTATTCCAGGTATGGAAGAAATAGTGCAGAATGGATTTGCTAGACTTAACGAACTACCAGAATGGTATCAATACACATTAGGTGTTATTGTCGCCGCCAGTTTTGGTGTACGTTCTGCGACTAAGTTTTTCGGAAAGAAATAGTCGATTTTTTGACTTTTATGGCAGTCAATTATTTTTGACTGTCAATTCTTTGTTTTTAACTAAATACTAATAGGTGTCTATGAGAAGATTAAGACAGCGATTATTATGTGCAGTTTTGAAAAAAAAGAAACGACCTGACGATAGAACAATTATATATCTTTTAAATCATAAATATTTAACTATAAGAAAACAAAAAGACCGAAGACGAAGAAAAACATTAAAGAAGTTAGGTGTATTTAAGAGGAAAAGATATTCATGGATGAGTCAAATGTAGAATTAAAAGTCCAGATTGAAGGACTAAGAAAAGACGTAGAAAATGTAAACAACATACAGTCAAAGTTAGATACTGCTATAGATAAGTTGACAGACGTTTCATCTAGTATAAAGTCCATGTTAGCAGTCCATGAAGAAAAGATAACAAAACAAGAACAAATAGATGAAGTCATATTTGATAAGTTAAAAGAAAGACAGGCGAATATAAATCAGGTCTATGATGATTTATACAAAAATATAACACAAGTAGAAAGAAGATTACTACTAGAGATTAAATCACTTAAACATGAATTAACAGGTAGAGTAAGTATGTTGGAAAAGTGGAAATGGTTGATTGTTGGTGGTTCTATAGTTGTTGGTTTTATACTGTCTAGAAATCTTATGCCCTTGATAGATATGATGTCAAAATAGACTTGACAATATACTTACTTTAGAGTATATTCATTCAATGACTTCATATATTGATTCAAAATACATATCCAAAATATCATCTAGATTAGAACAGTTTAAACAAAAGAATAACTTGTTTAATTTCAGATGTCCACATTGTGGTGATTCTAAGAAATCTAAGACAAAAGCAAGAGCATATCTGTATACTAAGAAAAATGATGTGTTTTTTAAGTGTCACAACTGTGGTATGGGTCAAAATCTCTTAAACTTTCTCAAGTTTGTAGACCCAAAAATGTATGAAGAATACTTGCTTGACAGGTATAAAGATAGTAGACCTGCAACACCTAAACCAGATTTTAACTTTAAACCTGTCAAGTTTACGGATCCAACACTACTAGATAGCATCACAAAGATATGTGACTTAAAAGACACACATCCTGCTAAAGAGTATTGTGTAAATAGAAAAATACCTGAAAAACATCTTGACAAATTATATTATTGTGATAAGTTTACAGAGTTTGTTAACAGAGCAAAGAAGGGTACTTTTGTAACTGCCAAGGAGCATCCTAGACTGATTATACCATTCTTTAATATGTCTAAAAAATTAATAGCATTTCAAGGTAGAGCATTTGGAAATGAGAACCCAAAGTATCTTACAATAAAAATAGAAGAAGATGCTAAAAAAATATTCGGATTAGATAGAATCAATCTACAAGACCACATATATATTACAGAAGGTCCTATAGACTCTTTATTTCTAGACAATTGTATCGCCGCCGGTGGTTCTGATTTACTATTTGAAGAAGCACCTTCTAAGCAAGTTACATATATATTTGACAACGAACCTAGAAATCTTGAGATAATAAATAGAATGTCAATGATTATTAACAAAGATTTCAACATTGTTATATGGTCTGATAAAGTTAAAGAAAAAGACATAAATGATTTGGTTATGAACGGCATATCGAAAGACGAACTACTAAAAATTATTAAAGAAAATACATACTCAAAGTTATCTGCTTTGACTAAATTAACATATTGGAGGAAAAGATAAATGGAAAAACAAATATCAGTTGTTAAAAGAAGGAGCAGAGGTAGAGAACCATTAAACATAGAAAAGATACATGAGATGGTAGAGTATGCAGTTGAAGGTATAACAGGTGTTTCTTCTTCTCAAGTAGAAATGAGCAGTGGTTTACAATTCTTTGATGGTATCACTACTGATGAAATACAACAGATATTAGTTAAATCCGCCGCAGATTTAATATCGTTAGATACACCTAATTATCAATTTGTTGCTGGTAGATTATTATTGTTTAGTTTAAGAAAGCAGGTTTTCAAAAGAATGTGGGACCACCCACAATTTTATAGTCATGTAAAAAAATGTGTAGATATGAAACTATATGATGATGAAATATTAGAAAATTATAATGAAGAAGACTTTAATCAAATGCAATCTTGGTTAGACCATGCAAGAGATTACGATTTTACATATGCTGGTCTTAGACAAGTTATAGATAAATACCTAGTGCAGGATAGAAGTACAAACGAGTTGTTTGAAACACCACAGTTTATGTATATGATGATATCTGCTACAGTGTTTGCAAAATATCCTGATACTACTAGAATGGGTTATGTAAGGAGATACTATGATGCTATTAGTAAATTTAAAATCAATATTCCTACTCCCGTTATGGCAGGTGTTCGAACTCCTCTTCGTCAGTATGCTAGTTGCGTTCTCGTTGATGTTGATGATACTCTCGACAGTATTTTTAGTAGTGATATGGGTATTGGTAAGTATGTTGCTCAAAGGGCAGGAATTGGTATCAACGCAGGAAGAATAAGAGGTATCAACTCTAGAATTAGAGGTGGTGAAGTTCAGCACACAGGTGTTATTCCATTTCTTAAAAAGTTTGAAGCAACAGTAAAATGTTGTACACAGAATGGTGTTAGAGGTGGTAGTGCAACTGTTCACTTTCCTATATGGCACACTGAGATAGAAGATATTATTGTGTTGAAAAATAACAAAGGTTCTGATGATAATAGAGTTAGAAAATTAGACTATTCTATTCAATTATCAAAACTTTTCTATGAGAGATTTATAAATGATGAAGACATAACTTTATTTTCACCACACGAGGTACCTGAATTATATGAAGCATGGGGTAGTGAAGAATTTGATGAGTTGTATGAGAAAGCAGAAAGAAAAACTAGTGTTAAGAAAAAGAAAATAAGTTGTCAGCAATTATTCTTTGACATATTAAAAGAAAGAGCAGAAACAGGTCGTATATACATTATGAATATTGACCATTGCAATACACATTCTAGTTTTAAAGATAGAGTTTATATGTCTAACTTATGTCAAGAAATTACATTACCCACAGACCCTATTCAACACATAGATGGTAATGGAGAGATTGCATTATGTATTTTGAGTGCTATCAATGTAGGTACTTTAAAGTCATTAGATGATTTAGAAGATTTATGTGATTTAGCAGTCAGAAGTTTAGAAGAAATAATAGACCATCAACATTATCCTGTAAAAGCGGCGGAAATATCTACTAAATCAAGAAGAAGTTTAGGTATAGGATATATTGGTCTGGCACATTATCTTGCAAAAAATAAAGTTTCTTATGAAGATAAAGAAGCATGGAAATTAGTAGATGAACTTACAGAGTATTTTCAATATAACTTACTTAAAGCAAGTAACGAGTTATCAAAAGAAAAAGGTAAATGTGAATATTTTCATAGAACAAAATATGCAGATGGAATTTTACCTATTGATACATATAAAAAAGATGTTGATACTTTAGTCAATAGAAAACTATCATTACCTTGGGAAGATTTAAGAAACAATATTAAAAAAGATGGGTTAAGACATAGCACACTATCTGCACAGATGCCATCTGAATCATCCAGTGTTGTGAGCAATGCAACAAATGGTATTGAACCACCTAGAGATTATATAAGTGTCAAGAAATCAAAGAAAGGTCCATTAAAACAAGTTGTTCCTGATTACACTAGACTTAAAAATAATTATACCTTACTATGGGATATGAATTCTATGGCAGGATATATAAATATAGTTTCTGTTATGCAAAAATATTTCGACCAAGCAATCAGTGGTAATTGGTCTTATAATCCAGAACACTTTGAAGATGGTCAAGTACCAGTATCAGTTATGGCACAAGATTTGTTAACAACGTATAAATTAGGTTGGAAGACTTCTTACTACCAGAATACATATGATAGTAAAAGAGATGATGATGAACCAGCACACTCAATTGGTTTTAAAGATGAAGTACCAGAAACAATTACTAAAGACGAAGAAGAATGTGAAAGTTGTACAATTTAAGGAGAGAGAATGGCATATTTAGCAATTAATACACCACACGAAGAAGTTTTTGTGAAGAAAGAATATTTGTACGACTTAGAAAAAGGTCATGGTGAACTAGTACCTGGTATTTGGGTAAGTGCGAAGTCTATTATGGGAAGAGCATTATACTTTGAAACATTCTTACCAGAGTATGGTGCATTGTTTGATAAACTTCCTATATCAGCATTTGTATGGAAAAAAGATTTTGAAGGTAATTTACCTTTAACAGAATTACAATTATGGGATTGTTTTAGTTATGACGTAACAATTATACAAAAAGTTTTATTAGGTGGTAGTGTATGTAAATACATGTCACCAGAAAAGAAGTGGTATAAAGGACATTACATGTGGACTATAGATAGTTGTGCATCATCTGAGTTAGAGAGAGATGTTACTTTTTCTGAAACTCCTAGTCAACACAAGTCTTTTAATATTATAAGATTAGAAAACGGTCATTTCGCCGCCCAACCAAATAACAGAGTAATATTTTATGATAAATCTTTATCACCTAGTAAATTAAAGTTTCCTGATTTTAAAGTTTCTACTGTAGAATATGAAGTGGAAGGAACACATAAATGGACTGCTGGAGATACAGACGATTGGTACTATGAACTAAAGGATAATAAAGATGAGTAAAAGTGTATTTAATAAAAGAAAAGGATTAGATTCGACTAAGCAACCTATGTTTTTTGGTGAAGATTTAGCAGTACAAAGATATGATACTTTTAAATATCCTGTATTTGATAAATTAAATCAAACACAACTAGGTTATTTTTGGAGACCAGAGGAAGTATCTTTACAAAAAGATAGAAATGATTTTTTAGATTTAAGAGATGAACAAAAATTTATATTTACTTCTAATTTAAAATATCAAACTATGTTAGATAGTGTACAAGGTAGAGGACCATGTTTAGCATTTTTACCTTTTGTTTCATTACCTGAGATAGAAGGTTGTATAGTAACATGGGATTTCATGGAAACAATACACAGTAGAAGTTATACATACATTATAAAGAACTTATACCCTAATCCTAGTGAGTTATTTGATACTATTATAGAAGACGAGAAGATAGAACGCAGAGCAAAATCAGTAACACAAACATATGATGATTTAATAAAATTAGGTTATCAGTGGACAATATCACCAGATAAGGTTGATATGTATGAGTTAAAGAAAAGATTGTGGTTAGCAATGTGTACTGTTAACATACTTGAAGGGTTAAGGTTTTATGTATCATTTGCTTGTTCATTTGGATTTGGTGAACTTAAAAAATTAGAGGGTTCAGCAAAGATAATATCTTTTATAGCAAGAGATGAAAGTCAACACTTTGCAATGTCACAACAAATTATTAATATGTATAGAGAACGAGAAAACGATAAGGTAATGAATCAAGTTATAAAAGATACAGAGCAACAAGTTTATCAGATGTTTGATGATGCTGTATCAGAGGAGAAAAGATGGGCAACATATCTATTTTCACAAGGCAGTATGATTGGATTGTCAGAAAAATTGTTACACCAGTTTGTAGAACACATGGCAAACCGAAGAATGAAAGCGATACGACTAACGCCGAAATACGACCAAAAGTCAAACCCTTTACCATGGATAACACATTGGTTAAGTAGTAGAGGATTGCAAAACGCACCACAAGAAACAGAGATAGAATCTTATGTTATTGGAGGAATAAAACAAGATGTTAAAAAAGACCAATTTAAAAAGTTCAAGTTATGATACAAAAACATAAGTGTCAGAGTTGTGGAACTGAAATGGAAATAAAATTTAATGAAACAAAAGAAATATATCCTATAATGTGTCCATTTTGTGGACACGAATTTGAAGATGAGGAGATAAGTGAATATGGTGAAGAAGACGAGGACGATTGGGATTGATTACAGTTTAAACAGTCCAGCAGTCTGTATAAATGATGAAGAAGAAGTTGATATTACAAAATGCAAGTTTTATTTCTTAACTACAAAGAAAAAATATCAAGGTAACATTGCTAAAGGTGTTTATGGTGACGAGTACCCTTTATATAGCACACCTGAGGAAAGATTTGATGGTATATCGAATTGGGTACTAAGTCTAATAAAAGATATACATAGTTATGTGTATATCGAAGGATATTCCTATGGTTCAAAAGGTCAAGGTTTATTTCAGATAGCAGAGAATGGTGGTTTACTCAAACACAAGTTATGGAAATCACCAAACGCAGAGTTTAATATTATAGTACCAAGTGTTGTCAAAAAGAGAGCAACTGGTAAAGGTAACGCAGACAAACAAATGATGTATGAACAATTTATGAAAGATAGTGGAACTGATTTAGTATCTGAATTAGGTATGAATAGGTTGAACAATCCTGTAACAGACATAGTTGATGCATACTACATAATGAGGACAGGATATGAAAATAGGAATAGTAACTAGTTTTAACGAAAGACTTTATAAGTATTATGCACATAGATTTTTAAAATCTTATAATTTACCATTCAATTTACACATCTACCACGAAGGTTGGACACCTGAAGACTTTCCTTTAAGAGATAATATACATTATCATAATATAATGGCAGGTAAGAATGGTAATGCTTTAAAAAAATTCATACAAAGAATTAAAGAAAGAAATATACCTAGCACAGAAGAAGGTAGACCTGATAAAATAATTCAGGGAGCAAATTATAAAATGGATGCAATTAGGTTTGCTTACAAAGTTTTTGCAAAAACAGATTTAATGTTACATGAAACAGAGAAAACTAATTATGATTATGTTTTTTGGATGGATGCTGATGTAGTGTTCAAAAAGTTTTTTGATGCAAAAGTTATTGTAGAAAAGTTCTTACCAAGTGAATACCATATATCACACATACACAGACCCACATACTATAGTGAATGTGGATTTGTAGGTTATAATTTAAGACATTGGGAAACAAAAATGTTTGTTAAAAAATTTAGACATATGTATACTTCAATGAGTTTTGCAAGAGAAGAAGAATGGCACGATAGTTATTTATTTGATGTTGTTAGAAAAAAATGTGAAGATGTAGATGGATTAAAAAGTTTTAATTTAGCACCATATATTAGAAAAGTAGGAAATCCTTGGCCTAATACTCCGATGTCAGAGTATATGGACCATCATAAAGGTAAAGCAAGAAAAGATGCAGGTGAAATGCTACCATGAAGAAATTTAAAAATAAATTATCAAACTTTTTTAAATGGGTTAAAGGTGCTAATATAGTTGAGTTAGATTATATAGACGTAAATGAGGATCCTGTTAGACCTGAATTAGATTTGAAATTTAGGTTAGAAAATAATAGAAAGATATATGGTTTAGAATATAAAGACAACATTGAGGGTATTACTTGTGTTGCTATGTGTAGTGAAGTTCCTAAATCAACAAGAGCATTAGAAAAATTTAGTAGTGATGCAAAAGAAAAACATACTGCAATTGCTTACACAGTCTGGTCTAGAAAAAGAGGAGCAGGAAAAGTCTTACTTGATAAACTAAAAAAACATTTAGAAAAAAATACTAGTGCTAAAAGATTTTTAACATTATCACCATTAACACCTGTTGCAACACATTTTCACATTAAAAATGGTGCTAGATGTTTATCAATAAATTCAAATACACAAAATTTTGAATATGAATTAAATAAGAGAGGTAAAGATGAGTAATATATCGGGTAAAATATGGGGTCAAACAGAACTTATACATGCTAATGGAGTGTTAGAGTTTCATAGAATTGAATACAAGAAAGATATATCTTGTTCAAAACATAGACACAAATATAAATGGAATGGGTTCTTTTGTGAATCTGGTAAAATGATTGTAAGAGTTTGGAAAAATGATTATGATTTAGTAGATGAAACAATACTAGGACCTGGCGATTTTACACAAGTAAAACCAAATGAGTATCACCAGTTCATAGGTTTAGAAGATGGTGTAGCATTTGAATTATATTGGGCAGAGTTTGACCATGGTGATATAGAAAGAGAAACAGTTGGTAGTAAAATAAATGATTAATGTTTTTATAGGTTACGATACAAAAGAAAAAGTATCGTTCAGTGTGTTGTCATATAGCATTATGAAGAATAGCACCCAACCTATATCAATAACACCAATATACTTAGACAATATAAAAGATGATTTTGTTAGAGAGAGAAACAATTTATCATCTACGGAGTTTTCATTTAGTAGATTTATCACACCTCACCTAATGAACTATCAAGGGTGGGCGGTGTTTATGGATTGTGATATGCTAATGAAAGCAGATATCAATGAACTCTGGAGATTAAGAGATGACAAGTATGCAGTACAAGTCTGTAAACATGATTATACACCAAAGAGTAAAGTAAAGTTTTTAAATCAAAAACAAACTGTATACCCTAAAAAGAATTGGTCTAGTTTTATGTTGATGAACTGTAAGAAGTGTACAGCACTTACACCTAATTATGTGAACAGAGCATCAGGATTAGAACTACATCAATTTAAATGGTTAGAAAGTGAAAAATTAATAGGTGAAATACCTTTAGAGTGGAACTGGTTAGCAGGAGAATACGAATATAAAGAAGATGTGAAGAATGTGCATTTCACAGAAGGAGGTCCTTGGTTTAATGCTTATGAAGACGTTGATTATTCTAATGACTGGTTTAATAATTATAGTCAAACAACACAAACGGATATGGAATGAAATCTTTAGCAGTATATTACAACACAACAGTTAAGTATGGTTTTAAAATGGAGTTGATGAGTGCATTTGCAAAACCCATTGAAGAAAGTGGAATTAGAGTCAGACACTTCAGAGGTCCTGAAGGATTTGAGGTAGCAGATGACTTTTCACATGCAATTATTTTTAACTATCAAAGAGTAAAAGAAAATCAAGCAGAATTGAAAGCACGATTGCAGTTAAGAGTAAACGTATGGAACAAATATAAAGAAAGTGGTAAAATCTGGATGTTCGATAATGATGTACTAAATGGGGTAGACGCACATTTAAATCATAACTATCATTATGATGTAAAAAATTCTTATGTAAGAGTTGCTTATGGTAACATATATCCAGGTAAAGCAAAATACTTTAATGATAATTGTCCAAGAGATAGATGGGATTTGATGGCGAAGATTAAAAGAATTAAAGTACAAGAGTATGATTTAAGAAAAGGTGAATTCATTTACATTTGTTGTAATAGAGGTTCAAGTGGATACTCAGGTCTTGGTGTTAACGCATCAATGTGGGCGATAGAAACAGCAGATGAGTTAAGAAAACATACAGATAGACCTATAATAATAAGACAACATTCATCAAGGTCATATGAAGAACATAAAACGGATTTTAAAAGATTAACAGAATATTGTGAAACAGCAGATAAAGTTTCTTTAGAATCACCTTTAGGTGAATATCCAGGATTAGTGGGTCAAATAAAAAGAGCATATGCAGTTGTAATATTTACATCTACTGCTGGTGGTCCTGCTATTGTGGAAGGAAAACCATTGTTCATTTGTAATGAGCATTGTTATTATCTACCTATGAACGCAGGTGAGTTATCTGATATAGAAAAACCTAACATAAGTATGGATAGACAACAATTTTTAAATAATTTGGGTTACTCACATTGGAGATTACCAGATTTAAAATCAGGAGAATATTGGGAGAGAATAAAAGATGTCATATAGATGTGTAGACTGGTCATTAGAAAAAGCAAACGAAAGAGTAAAAAATGGTAAAAATGAGAGAGACCCTTATATTGAAAGTTTTTCTACAGGAAGTGGTGGTAAATACTTAAATGAAGATACTTTCACAACTAAGGATAAAACACCTTGTGTATTTAGAGGGTTAGGTAAAACTCATTTAATATATGCTTGTATAGAAAATAATATTGATTACTTATATATTGACACAGGTTATATGGGTAATAATTTAACAAAACATTATCATAGAATAGCATTTAATAATTTACAAACACTAAATCATCTATCACCTAAAGAAGTAAAAGATAGAATGTATGCAGAGTTTGGTGACATCATAGCACCTAAAGTTTTGAATACTAAAAGACCTTTAGTAAGGTGGAATTTGCAAGTTAGAGAAGAACATAAGAATAAAAAAATATTAGTTGTGCCACCTAGTCAAAAAGTTTTTAATCATTTTGGCGGTGATGCTAAAAAGTATACTAAAAATTTAATAGAGAAGATTAAAACAATATCAAACAGACAAATTATTATAAGAGAAAAAATGTCAAGGTCACAAAGAGTTGATTACTCTTTACAAGACCAACTAAGAAAAGGTAAATATCATTGCATAGTTACATTCAATAGTATAGCATCTGTTGAAGCAGTAAGTATGGGTGTTCCAGCAGTAACTTTAGGTCCAAATGCTGGTGGATTTATAAGTGAGTTAAATTTTAAGAACATAGATAAACCATATTTTCCTAACACACAAGATATATTTGACCACTTAGAGTATTTAAAATGGTGTCAATTTACAGGTCCTGAAATGCTAAGACCAGATACTTCTAGAGTTATAAAATGTTTGCAAGGTGATGAAAGACCACAACTGTTCAAAATAAATGAGGATTTTAATGTTTAGATTTCTAAATCATTCTAGTTTTATAGTAGGTAATATTTTAGTGGATCCATGGTTTAACGAAAGTGTTTTTTTAAATAGTTGGAACTTACTAAAAGAATTTGATTATGATATTAATAAATTAAGATACGAATACATTTACCTATCACACGAACACCCAGACCATTTTCACATACCAACTTTAAAAAAGATTGCTAATCCTGAAAGTAAGACAGTTATATTTCACAAAACCACAGACGGTAAAGTTGTAGACTTTGTAAAAAATATGGGTTTTAAAATTATAGAATGTGAAAATGACATGTTTTATGACTTGAACTTTGGTAAAATAAAAGTACAATCAAATGGGTTTGACAGTTTCTTCATCTATAAAACAAGCACAGGTCAAACTATTATTAATATGAATGATTATCAAGTAAAAGATGCTGATGAACTTGAAAAATTAAATGAACCAGATGTGGACTATTTATTCTCACAATTTACATATGCTAATTGGGCAGGTAATAAAGATGATGATATGCTACCCAAAAAAGCACAGAGAATTATAAATGATAGGTTGAGTATACAGTTTAAAGTATTTAAACCAAAAACATGGATACCTTCAGCATCATACATCTACTTTTCACATGAAGAAAATTTTTATATGAATAAACATACTCCTAGTTTTAGTAGTATCAAAGCATTTGCAGAATCAAAAAATATTAATTGTGTTTTTCCTACACCTGATATGATACACAATAATAGAATGGGTGATAATGCAATACAATATTGGACAACAATGAAAGGATTAATAAATCCTATACATAAAAATAATGTGCAACCTTTAGAAGAAGTAAAAAAATCATTCTTAGTAATGTGTGAGGAAATACATAATAAAAATAATATGTCTTTGTTTAACGAAGAAGAAACTTACATTAGTGTACCAGACTGGAGCAATGTCATAAAATATGATATTAAAAATACAACATTTGAAATAGTATCACAACTAGAAAACGATATAACTATGTCGAGTGAGTGCTTACATTTTTTAATTAAAAATAAATGGGGTAGAGGTACTGTATTAATAAGTGGTAGGTGTCAGATAAATTACGAAAAAGCAAATAACTTTTTTAATCAGACAAACTTATGGTATTATAATAACATTGGTAAACATTTAGGTACAAACCTAACAATGAGTGAAATTATTAATCAAGATAACTTTTATGAGGAATTAATTAATGTCTGACTTAAAACAATCAGTAGTTGAAGCATTGAGATGTGTGTACGACCCTGAGATGCCATCAGTAAACATATTAGACTTAGGTTTGATATATGAAATTGAGTGCAAACAAGATGGTGAAGTTTATATAGAACACACACTGACCAGCATGAACTGTCCGTTTGCAGATGAGATATGCAAAAGCATAGAAGATGCAGTCAAAGGTGTAGTAGGAGTATCCAAGGTCAATCGTAAGTTAGTGTTCACACCACCATTTGATATTAACATGATACCTGAAGAAACAAAAATTATATTAGGATTGATGTAAAATATGTCAATAGATAGATATTTTTTTAGAACAGTGTGCAGAACTTTAAAAGACTTGCAAAGTTCCAAAAGACTTACTGTTGCAACTTTAGGTTATCCTGATTTACTTGTTACAGAAACCATGTTTAAAAATCAAGGTATAGATACAAACAAATTAGAAGTAAGAAAGAAGTTTGCAGATACAAGTATGCATAAAAAGTTACGAGCAAAACTGGAAGCAGATGGTACAGAACATCTGTACACAGCAGAGAGTTTCTTTGATTACTTTAATATGAACATAGATGTCTTTGATGTATATTCACATTTAGGTATCGAAAGAATATTAGATTTAAATGAATCTCTACCCTTTGCTTATGTAGATAAGTATGATTTGATTTTAGATGTGGGTACATTAGAGCATTGTTTTAATGTAGGTCAAGCATTTAAAAATATTATGCAGATGACTAAATTAAATGGGTCTATTTTCATGGCAGGTCCAGCATCAAAGATAAATCATGGGTTCTGGAACTTTAACCCTACTGCATACACAGATATATTTCACCAAAATGGTTGGGTCATAAAAGATTTAATAGGTGTTAAAGGTACAACTAGAGATATAGGTGAACTTGTAGAACATAATCTAGATTATTTTATACCTGACCCAGAGAATAGAAAGATGTACCCTAACAAACCTGAAGAAGTTATAATTATGTGTATTGCTAAAAAAGTAAAACAACAAGAGTTTCAATATCCTCTACAAATGAAGTATGCAGGTGATAGAGAAGATAAGACATTATATAAAGAACTACAAAATATGTATTCTAACACAAAAAAGACAACAGTGTTAGATGGTGAAAAGACACTTGATTATTCTTCATAAATAGTATAAACTAAATCAACGAGGTAAAAATGATACGAGATGTTAAGACGGGTGAGAACTGTAATATAGTAGAACCTGTAAATCTATATGATTGTACAATAGGCGACCATTGTATGGTAGGTCCATTTGTAGAGATACAAGGTAATGTTACTATTGGTAATAAAGTAAGAATTCAATCGCATAGTTTCATATGCGAGAACACACAGATATTAGATAGTACCTTTATAGGTCACGGTGTTATGTTTACAAATGATAAGTTTACAGACGGTAAATTAACTAAAGATTTTCTACCAACAAAGGTAGGTTATAGATGTAGAATAGGTTCAAATGTAACTATATTACCCGTTTCTATTTGTGATGATGTTGTGATTGGTGCAGGTTCAGTTGTTACAAAAGATATCACTAGAAGAGGAGTTTATGCAGGTAATCCAGCAGTGAGAATTAAGTAATGATTGCACTTGTTGGTTATGGTTATTGGGGAAAGAATTTAGCAAGAGTATTTAAAGATAAATTAAAATACATAATTGATAAAGACGACCATAATTTAAATAAAGCAAAGTATAGTTATGGTAATAATGTTAACTATGATAGAAGTTTAACGAATGTTTTAAAAACTGATAAAAGTATTAAAGCAATACTAATAGCAACAAAACCCGAATCACATTTAGACATTGCAAAGTTGTGTTTAAGATATGGTAAACATATATGGATTGAAAAACCTGTTTGTACAACATACAAACAAGCATTAGAACTACTAAAATACCATGAGAAGACAAATAATAGATTAAGAGTGATGGTTGACCATACATTTTTATTTCATCCTGCTATTAATAAATTAGTATCAATTAATATAGGTGAACCTTTATATTACGATAGTCATAGAATTAGTTTAGGATTATTTCAAAAAGATGTTGATGTTGTAAAAGATTTAGCAATACATGACTTAGCAATAATTAAACATTTGTATCCCATGATGCAATTAAAGAAAAAAACTATAGTTAAACATAATCATGTGAATAATATTCATAATCAAGCAATATTATGTTTAGAATTTGAACAAGGTGGGTTGACAAAACGAAAGTTTACTGCTACCATTAATTGCAATTGGGTAAGTCCTGTAAAGAAACGAGAAATAATCTTGACAGGAACAAAAAAATCTGTTATATATGATGACATAGACGTGAATAAAATTAAAATTTATAATACAGGAAAGATTGGCGAAGATTATAATATAAATCAATTAGGTGATATGAAAAGTCCTAAACTAGATACGACTGAAGCATTAGTCAATGGTAGAGCAAACTTTTTAGGTGCAATAGATAATGAGTGCAAACCTATGATGTCAGACTTAAAATTTTCTGTAGATTTGATGAGATGGATAGATGATACCATATTATGACATGAATGAAATTCATAAACCTCTGAAAGACGAGTTTATGAGTCAAGTAAAAGAATTACTGGATACAAACAATTTTGTATTTGGAACAGATAAGTTCGAAGAAGAATTTGCAGAGTATACTGGTGCAAAATATTGTGTGGGTGTAAATAGTGGTACATCAGCATTAATACTTGCCCAATTTGCATGTGGTGTTCGACCTGGTGACTTAGTAAAAACAGTATCTCATACATTTACAGCAACAGTCACAAGTATAAAACATTTAGGTGCTTCACACGAATTTGTAGATATAGATGAAAAAACTTATTGCATGGATCCAGAAAAATTAACACAAGATTTTAGAACAAAAATTATACTACCTGTGCATATGTATGGTAATGCTTGTGATATGCCTGGAATAATCTCTAAGAAATCAACATCTACAATTATAGAAGATTGCTCACAAGCACACGGAACTAGAATAAATGGTAAACACGTTGGTACTTTTGGTAAAGCAGGTACTTTTAGTTTTTATCCAGGAAAAGGTATAGGTGCATTTGGTGATGCTGGTTGCATTATAACAGATGATGAGGGTTTAGCAATCGAATTAAAAGAACAACGTAGTTGGAAAGAAAATGATGTAGGTTTTAATTTTAGAATGGCAAACATTAATGCTAAGTTTATAAGTTTAAAACTAAAACACTATCCTGAAGTTTTAAAAGCAAAGAAAGAAATAGCACAATATTATGATAAACATTTATCAGATTGTCATGTTAATGATGGTGTAGAGCATAGTTATCATATCTATCCTTTATTACATAAAGATAGAGAGAACTTGATTAGGAGATGTAATACTGAATTACAATTAAAAAAACATTACGACAAACCTGTGCATCATAATCCAGCATTTCATTTCACATCAGATACATGCACATATTGTAGTGCTAAAGAAATGAAAGATTTTAATTTACCTGTAACAGATAAAGTATCTGCATCACAGGTGAGTGTACCTATTTATCCAGGTCTAAATAAAGAAGAAGTGATTGATATTTTACAAAAACATTGGAGTAATGGTAATGGTTCATCTAATTCCGTTTTATAAAGACGCAAATTTTAAAATAAAAGAAGCACCAGAAATCATTGACTTTGTCAAGAAAAAGAGATATGATTATCACAAATACTTAGAGTGTTTAACTGAAACATTTTACAGATATAATCCTGAAGGTAAATTATTATTGTCAACAGATATGACTACCAATCCAGTTAATTATCAAGGTGAATGCTACAGACAAGATACAAGTGATAAAACAATCATACAGTCTAAAGTATACAATGAAACAAGATTAATTTGTGACGATAATGGTATAGATGAAAACATTATTATGTGTGGTACAGACCACTTAATTAACAGAAAGTTAGATAAAATATTTTTAAACCAAGACTTTGATATAAAAATACCTATAAGAAAAACTGCTAGAGTAAACAATGCTATGATAGTTGTTAAAAAGGTAACTGATAATGTTAAGAGATTTTTTGAGTACCGATATGAGAGGTTTATATCTGATGAAGATAGCGATCCACATTGGAATTGGTATGGAGACCAAAGAACTTACGATAAAATATTAAGAGAAGAATTAAATTTATTACCTGTGCGAGAACCACCTCAAAAGTTTCCTTATCAATTAGGTTCTTATGAGGTCAGAGGTTGTAAAATAAAACTCATAGAATACGGCGGAAATGAGTGTGGTAGTTTCGACATATGGCCTAACCATAGAAGAGGATTTGAAGACAATACTTATTTTTACGATTTTAAAGGGAAGAGGAAAGAATACTTCTTCTCATCATATGAAAAAGAGAGGAGAAATTATGAACGACAAAGAAAAAAAGAAGATATACGAGTGTCACCCTAATACTGGTCAAATAAGATGGAGATATGTGGGTGAAAACCCAGATGATTATGGTTACCCTAATTATGGTAATATGTTGAATAAGAAAGAAACTTGGGGTAAGATGCCACCTCCACCATTAAATGAACCAGCAAGAACACCTGATGCTCCTTGGATAGACGAAAGAGTGAATGAAAATAAGAGTCATAAACTATTGAAAGAGGATAAAAATGATGAACAAGAAGATAGGCAATTATCTTTTCCCTTCAAGTGATATACATTTTGAAAGATGGATATTAGAAGGTGAATATCAAGCAAAACAAAGAGATGCTCTCTTTGAATTCATGGATGACCGAAGAAAAATAGAATATATCATTGACGTAGGTGGACATGTTGGATTATGGTCAAGACCTATGATGCGAAGAGCAGACACAAAATACATTTGGGCGTTTGAACCAAACAAAACAGTAAGAGAGTGTTATGTCTTAAATATGGGTGGATTTGAAAATTATTCTATTTACCCATTTGCTTTAGGTCACAAAAAAACAAAAGGTTACTTAAATGTAGAAAGTGATAACTCTGGTAATACAAATATACACCCTACAAAAACTGGTAATACTGAGATTAGAACTTTAGATAGTTTTAACATTAAAAATGTTGATTATATAAAAGTAGATGCTGAAGGTTATGAGTATAATATTGTACAAGGTGCAAAAGAAACATTAGAAAGATGTAAACCTTATGTTCATCTTGAAATGAAAACAAAAAGAATGCGTCATACGTTTAAAGATTATGCTAAATTATTAAAGACAATGAATTACAAAGAAGTTTATAGAATAGGTTGTGAGGTACTATATGATTATAACACATAAATTAGCATGGGATAAATGTTTATCACATCAAATATTTCCTCTTATAGAAAAAGGGTGGAAAGATGAAGATAGACCTATACACTTCTTTTGGGGATTAGCAGGTAAAAATAGAGGTGAAATAGCGAAGTGTGTGGAGAAACAAGAAGAATGGTATTATATTGATATAGGTTATATTACAGACGAAATTACTCGATATCCTGCACCAAAGATTACAAAACCTGATACAACTTACTTTAGAATAGTAAAAGGTGGTTTACACACTATAAAAGGTAAAGTAGGTGATGGTAAACGACTGAAAAGATTACAAACAGAAGGTTTAGATGCTGAATTTAAAGGTTGGTATACTGGTGATACAAAACATGTGCTAATATGTCCTTCATCACCCACAGTAACACAACAACTTAACAATATGACACAAGAAGATTGGGTGTTTGAAGTTAAAATGGAGTTAGAGAAGCATACTGATAGAGAACTTATTGTTAGAAATAAACCTAGACCAGGAAATGAATGGTGGGGAACAAATATTAGAGAACAATTAAAGGATTGTCACTGCTTAGTAACAAATATGAGTATTGCATCTGTAGACGCAATATTAAACAGAGTACCTGTAGTAACTGATGGTAGAAATGTGGCATGGGCGGTAGCATCTAGAGAACCAAGATTTATAGAAAAACCTTTTAAACCAGGTAAAAAAACGGTAAATGAGTGGTTAAAATTTATTACCGAACAACAATTTACTCTGGATGAGATAGAAGATGGTATAGCATATAAATTATTAAAAGAACAAGGTGTTGTGAGTGATTAATTTCTGTTGTGTGTTGTATGGAGAAAAATATGGCACAGATTATGTGCAAAATCTATATAATATGGTCAAAAGACATTTAACTGTTGAGCATAAATTTTATGCATTTTCTGACAATGTTAGACTAAAAAAATTAGTAAAAGGGGATATTATCGTAAAAGAGTTTCCTTTATACGATATGCAAGGTTGGTGGAACAAAATGCAGTTGTTTCACCCAGACAATGGTCTATCAGGTTTAAATCTTTACATGGATTTAGATGTTGTGATTCTTAAAAATATAGACTGTTTCGCACAATTTTCAAATAAATCTTCATTTAACATTACATCTGACTTCAATGGTAGAAAAATATGGTATAATTCTAGTCTAATGAAATGGGATAGTGAAACCATGAAACCTATAATATGGGATGAATTTATTAAGAAAAGAAGTCATTATTACAGACTTCAAGGTGACCAAAATGCTATTACAGAATTGCTAAGACAGAATAAGAAGTTTCACCATGAGAATGTAGAGACCTTTCCTAATGATTGGACTAACTCATATAAGTGGTTTGATAGAGTTGACCCTAGATTTAGTAAGAATCTATGGACTTTTGAGCAAAAACCAGACAGTAAAGTAGCAGTTTTTCACGGATATCCTAAACCTCATCAATCTGAAGAAGAGTGGGTAAAAAACAACTGGAAATAAAGTGTTGACATTTACACCCAATCTGCTATTATAATAGTATACTGATTCGTAACAATAACAAAAGGAAAAAATTATGTCTACTATGTATAATAATGATGATATTTACCAATTAATAAATGAAGACGTTGCACTGGACGTTGATAAAGTTAAAGTCGCCACAGACAAGATTGATGTTCAAATGTCGATTTTAGTTGATACCTTGAAGAAAATGCAAGTTAAACTGAACATTCTTCAAGAAGATAATTCAATGATGAAATCAAAACTTGATAGCATTGAGCAAGATATTTTATTAACCTAATTGAGAGGACACTATGGACTATTCAAAACAATTCAATAAACGAAGAACTGAATTCTTTGCTTCACTAATATCAAGCATTGATTATAAGTCTTTTAAAAGTCAAGAGGACTATGAAAAGACTATAGAGGGTGTGTATATGACTATGTTTAGACACAATCTAAAAGGTCAATATGTTTATGAAAACCCTAATCCTAACGCAGACAATGATGATGCGTGGTTAGTTGGGGAAACTTATGATGATGATGACAGGAAAAAAACACTTGACATTATACACAATAAGGTGTAATATAATAGTATACTGATTCGTAACAAAAGGAAATAATATGAAAAATAATAATGTGAGTGCAAGAACTTTAAATGAAAGAGTTTATTTAAAACAGACTGCTTATAAGATTTACATGGACTGTCAAGCAGTTATGGCAGGTCAATGCAATACAGAGATATCTATATTAGAAGACAAGTTTGGTGAAATTGCAGAAAAGTTGAATACAAATACCGAATCACTTTGGGAAAAGTGTGAGTGTATACAAGAACAAAATATCAACGTATAGGAGTAATATAAATATGGGTATGATGGATGATGCATGGCGTGAAACTGTAAAGGATAAGAAAAAAGTGAATGATGAAGATAAAATATTTGATGATGTTTACCTTTCAAAGGTGAAAGAAAGAATTCGCACATCTGAAGGTGATTTTACTACTGTAGGTAGTACCGATTTGCAAGAAATAAAAGAAATATTAAGACATCTAATAAAAAAACTTGACAAAATATCAGGAATAAGTTAAACTGATTCGTATATTATGAAAAAATTGAATAAAAAACAAAGATTAGACAAAGCACAAAAAGAACATAGAAAGTTTCTATTATCTATGGGTCTAACTATCAATAGCAGAAACAAAGTTATAATTAAACAAAGATTAGGAACACCGTTTCCTGATTTGTCTACAAAAGAAACATATAAATTAAGCAATAACATATCAGGTATTGGTAGAAAGAAATGGTCTCCTAGTGAACCTTATATTCCTGCTGGTAAGACTGTTGGTATAGGGTACAATAAAGGTACATATCAGTTAGTTGATGGTTCTGATATAATAACAATGGGGAGAAAAGTATGAGCGATTTTAAATTAACAGAGTCCGATTTTGATGATTGCTCTACTATAATATGCTTGAGTGAAAGAGCAAAAGAATTTTGGAATATGAGAGAGTATTCTAAATTTGTGGTTGTAGGTAATTCTGTGAATAACCTATATGTTATTAATAATTATAATAGAAGGAAAATTTGTAATGAAATTCGTGAAAATGATATGGATTTTACTAACTAGTTTAGCACTTGTTAATTGTGCTAGTCGTTCCGAGATAGGTGCAGTAGTGGGTGGTGCATCAGCGACATACAGTTGTGTAGAATTTTTAAGTAATAATCCTTATGTAGCAGGTGCGTGTGCTATAGCAGGTGCATTTGTTGGTGCAAATGCTATGTATAATGATGACCAAGATGTACATAATGCACAATTCGTAGACCATTTAAATAATGCAGGTTCTAGAACACACTATACTAACTGGTTCAATCAAAAAACTGGAAATAGTGGTATAATAAGAACATCTAATACCTATATGGAAGGTCCACTAGTCTGCAAAGATTATGACTCAACAATAGATATATCTCCGACATTTCCTATGTACGGATATGGTAAATCTGGTAGAAACGTAACACACGGTGTTGTTTGTCAGTTACCTGATGGAAGATGGGTGCATAGATAATGAATAACTTTTTTAAAATAATGTTTGTTGCATTTTTTGTTTTAATTGCAATAATATCACTAGTGAGAGATAGTGATGCTGGTGATGATATACTATATCAAAAAATAGTACCTTCACAACAAAATGTAGACGGACAACATTGTCTTATAAAAACTATTATCAGACAAAAAGGTGATACTATTACTAAAGAAGAAGTATTAGAGTGTGCTGATGGTAGAAATAGATTAGATGGTCCTAGTTATTGGGAAATCTTTGCAGAATTTTACTATAGAGATGTATCTGCTCCTGAATATTGTAGATACTATAGTAGAGGTAGACATGCATTTAAAAGTGCTGGTAAAACTTGTTTAAAAACTAACGGAAGGTGGGAGATAAAATGATTAAGAATATTATAATAGTAGGATTACTTGCGTGGGTAATCTATTTAACAGGTCTGTCAAATTTTTTTGATAGCATACGAACCACGGTTGACAAAGTAGAAGAAATAGTCGATAATAAAGATAAAATTATAGGCGAATTTAATAATGAAAGTGAAAGTGAGGAAGAAAATGAATAAATTTATTATGTTAATAAGTTTAATTGTACTAGCAGGTTGTAGCAGTAAAAATTACTCTATCAAAAGTGAGAGTGGTAAAGTAGTTAACACTGTACCTAGTTGGTTTATGGCAGATATTAAAGAGTCTAAAGCATGTGACTTATCTATGTGGACTAAGAAAGATAATAGCAAACAATGTATCTATGGTATGGGTACTGCTGTATCACCAAGTTTAGACCTTGCGATAGAGAAAGCAAAGTTAAAAGCAAAAGCAGATTTGGCAGACTTAGTTAAAGGTCAAATGAATAAGCAATCAAAAATATTTGCAAAGGAAGTTGGTGCTAGTGTAAAGAATAAGAAAGTAGCAAATGATTTTGAAACTGTAACAGTCAACGAGATTAAAGCAACTGTAGTAAAAGGTTATGAAATCTTTGAACAAGATGTTACACTGACTGTTAACGGTAACTACAGAGCATGGGTAGGTCTAAGATTACCTCTTGGTGAGTTTAATAAGTTGTACGAATACAATGCAGAGGAAATATTAAATGCTTACAAAGTACAAGATAAATCTAAAGAAGCATACTCTAGTCTTATGAAAAAAGACGAAGGTTCAAATGAAAATAGAAATATTCAGTAAACCTAACTGCATCTATTGTGAAAAGTCCAAGACCTTGTTAAGAGGTCTTGGATTTAAGTACATTGAGAAGAGTATTAATGACTATGAAACAAAACAGCAATTTCTAGAAGCGATTGGTAAGAGAGTTAAAACTGTACCTCAAATTAAAATAAATAGTAAACTAGTTGGTGGTTATAATCAATTAGTAGAATACTTTGCTGATAAGGGTAAAGTAAATTTTAAAGGAGAGATTATAAATGAGCAAAGATAATATAATACGATTTCCTAAAATTAATTCAAGAGAAGTTAAATTAAAAGATTTAGCAAAAGATATTGAAGTACAGATGATACAAATAAAAGAACAAAGGTCATTGATAGATGAAGAAAAAAAATTAATTCTAGAGAGTATACTGAATGACAAAAGATAATGTAATACTATTTCCTGGTAAACCTTTTGATAAGAAAAAAATAATTACAGACAAAAAAGAAGTACAAAAGATATCAAAAGAAATAGAAGAACAACAAACACGAGAGTTTGTGGAAGCATGTGTTGATGATGTTGCACTACATTTAATTAGATTTTTCTATGATTTAAAAATACAAGTGAACTCTCCACAATTTACAAGAGATTTTGCTATGGTAATTGATACAATCAGAGGTTTAGTTTATAGAGATTTTGGTACAAAACATCCATCACAAAAATTAGTAGATGAAATAGTATCACTCTTTTCAAGTAAAACCAAAGGACCTAGTGCAAAAATAGATTACAAAAGAATTTTAAAGAATGTAAAAGAAAAGAAGAAAGAAGCATTTAGTAAAACATTAAAAAAAGATTTACAAGAAATTGACGAAAATGATGGTATAGGATTTGACCCAGATTTTTAGTATAAATACCAATATGAATTGAAGGAGAAATTATGGTAGATAACCGATTTAGAGTAGAAAATTTAAACAACCCACCTGGACAACCAAAGGGTAAAGACAATCCAAACTTAATATCCAGAAAAAGTATGGAATCTTTTGCAAGAACATCAGGTAAAAGTAGTAAAGCAACATATCACGAGATATTAAAAAGAATTAACAATGCAAAAGATAAACCAAAGAAGTTGCAAATATTAAGAGATTATGACAGCGAACCATTAAGAATGTTAATGAAGGGTGCATTTGACACTCGCATTAAATGGGATTTACCACCAGGAACACCTCCATATAAAGCAAATGAGGCGCCTGTTGGTACACAACATACTTGGTTAGCAGATGAATCAAGGAAATTATGGCACTTTTTAGTGGGTGGTAATCCTGGTTTATCGAAGACTAGAAAAGAAACAATGTTTATACAAGTTTTAGAAAATTTATCTAAAGAAGAAGCAACATTATTGATTAATATCAAAGATAATAAATTGAACAAAGCATATAAAGGTCTAACTGCTAATTTAGTAAAAGAAGCATTTGGATGGAATGATGAATTTATGAGAAAAGAAAATGTCTAAATTAACACGATATAAACTAGAAGTTCCAGGTGGTTCATATGAACACACAAACCTTACAGTACTATATTTAACTGTATTTTTACATAGATTTACACACTTGATAAAAGACGGTAAATGGATGGATTGATGCGACCAGATAAAGATATAATAAGAGATATCAATGATATCATTAAAAGACAGATACAACCATCAGTAGAAATGCATGGTGGTGTCGTAACTTTAGAGAAATATGAAGATGGTGTAGCAACTATGTTTATGAGTGGTGCTTGTAGTGGTTGTGCATCATCTGATTATACTCTCCAACAAGGTATTTTACAGTTATTACAACATTATATACCTGAAATCAAAAACATACAAAAAATAGAAGACCCTAATTCGACTGTAGACCCATATTTTACTTGACATTTTCGCCAGTTATGCTATTATAATAGTATACTGATTCGAAATGATAACAAAAGGAAAAAATATGATAAACAATGATAAAAAATTAGATGTAGCAATAACAAATTTGACGACATATTGTATTCAAGATTATATAAGATGGTCAACAAATAATGGTGTGCAAAAATTAAGCGATTATTGTAAAAAAGAAGTTGAAAAGGGTCTTGGATTTAAGGTTAAAAAAGGTTCAAAATACATAAAAATTCTTAGAGAACAAGGTTCACAAGAATCTGTTTGGGGATTTATAGTTGCTAGTGAAAATGATAAGAAGTTTCAACTTGGTGATATACTTATGGCGGCAGGTTGGAGAGGTCCAGCGAGAAATAAAGCAAGAGGAAACGTACTTTCCGGTGACTTTAATAGTAGATGGACTGGTCCTAATTATCTTAATTAGGACTTTTTTCTTGACAATAGTGAAAAAGTTTAGTATAATTATAGTATGATTCGAAAGGGAAAAAATATGACACAAACAAATATGACATTCAATGAAAACTTAGGTTTTCAATTCGAAAGATTTATCAGTGATGAGATAGTTCTTAATGGTATAAAAGGTATTCCAAATATACTTGAGATGATTAAAGACACTATTGATAACGGTGACACTGAAGATGCTAAAATGTGGGTATCAGAACTACAGAATGAACTACTTGAAAACAACGTGAGAGGTTAATATGACAAACAGTGAAGTTCTTAAAATGAGAGAAAAACTAGACAACTTGACGGATGCAATTGACAATATAGACAATTTTGTGTTTTTGAAAACAAATGAAGATAATGTAAAAGACTCTTGGTCGAGTGTCTGGAATTTTCTAAATAAGTTGAGTAAAAACAACTTTACAGACGTTGAGCAGATAAACAAATTTGCAAAAGAGAATGCTGAATGAATACAGCATCAAAAATATTATTTGTGTTAGGTATATGTTTATTAAGTTACCTAACAGTGAAAGACACTAATTCAGGAGAGGTAGACGTTACTCAGATTTTAAAAGTTGAACTTCAACGTCTTGCACATAAACAATCATTAGAAATAATTGCTATAATGAAAGAATATTTACCTGCTATATTAGACCAAGTTGCACAAGATTTGCGATATGATGCAGACCAGAAATTTAAGTGCAGTCTTTTAGAAGATACTGCAATTAAAGACGACTGTTAAATTTTTATTAATATATTATGAAAGGACCATTATGTCAAAAGAAATAGACACATACCTAAAATCACTAATTAAAGATATACCAGATAAACTAGACCGTTTCTACAACTCAAATGAGAAATCTATGGTGTATTATGTGGGTAACTTCGCAGAAGATGTACTAAATAACTTTACAGAGAAACAATCTGATAAACTATTTAAGAAAGTACGAGGTTACCACGATAATTATATTTTTGTACAACGAAAGTTAAAGCAAGAATTAGACGGGTATGAATACATTGTCGCAAAAAAATAAAACATCTTGGAAGAATAGATTACTACTGCTATTGCACACTTGCATAGTGGTAGTAGTTGCATATGGTGTAGGTACATTTTTACCTAATGAATATGCAGAAAAAAAGATATCTACTAAGATAGAAGATTTTTACACATCATGGGCGTTAAATATAGGATTACACGAACCTAGTTTTGAATATTCAAATGATGCTACTTTTGTTAGAGCAATGTACAAATGTATTGATTTTGTTAATTTTACAACACCTATAGATAAACGTATACCATATGAAATGATTATTGGTATGGGAGGTTTAGAAACTGGTTATGGTACAAGTCGGTTTTCAAAAGAAGCAAATAATCTTTTTGGTATCAGAACATACAATGAGAATATACCACACATATTAATTGAATCGAAGACAAAATGGTATGGTTGGGGAATTAGAAAGTTTGAAACTAAGTGTCAATCAGTCGAGTATCTAGTGCAGTTACTAAATAGTCATTATGCTTACAAAGAGTTTAGAAAAAAAAGACAACAAATGCTTGATAACAAGCAAGACCTGGAAACAGAGGAACTGTTAAGAACTTTAACAGGAGTATTTCACACAACACCAGATTACACAGAGAGGGTATTGAAACAAATACCTAGAATAAGGAAACATATGCAATGATATTTACCTTACTAACATTTTTTTCAGCAATATTAATATCCGTAATCGCCGCCGGGTATAGTATTATGGGTTTAGCAACATTATTTTCAGGTGCAGTTGTACCTATTATTGCTATGGGTACTGCATTAGAAATAGGTAAACTGGTAAGTGCAAGTTGGTTGTATCAAAACTGGAAGAATAGCAATGTATCTGTACTATTAAAAACGTATTTGTTTAGTGCTATTATAGTATTAATTTTTATAACATCTATGGGTATCTTTGGATTTCTATCTAAAGCACATTTAGACCAGGTAAAACCTACATCAGGTAACAAAATACAAATAGAGTTGCTTGATAGTAAGATTAATGCTCAACAAAATAGAATTGATAGGTCGCAGAAAACTATTAATCAATTAGATAAAGCATTAGATGTTTACATAGAAAAAGAGTTTGTTACAAGAGGGTTAAGGGAAAGAAAAAAACAAGAACCAGAAAGAAACATATTAAATGATGATATTACAGACGCATCTACCGTCTTAGGTGAACTAATGTTAGAGAAAAATACTCTTAAAATAGCACAAGATAAAATAGAAGCAGAAGTAGGTCCATTAAAATATGTTGCAGAACTAATATACGGTGATAGTGCAGAAGATTACTTTGATTCGGCAGTTCGAATTGTTATCATTATATTAGTATTTGTTTTTGACCCTTTAGCAGTATTATTGCTTATATCAGCAAATATTTCATTATCAGAACATAGACAAAGAAAAAGGTTGACAAAAGTAAATGAAAAGGATATACTGGTACAGAGATTAGAAAAAATATCACATTCAGAAAAAATCAAAGATAAAAAATTGAGAGAGTTAAGAAAAAAAGAAAGAGATTATAAACAGTTTGTACATAAGTTAGGTGCAAAAGAATTATCAGATTTAAATGCTGATGAGATAAAAGTTAAATTAGACCAGATTATGGATTGGAATGAACAAGCAGACAATCAAAAACCACAAGACATATCTGAGCAATTTAAACCTAAAAAATATTTGGAGGTAGATAATGACGGACTTAATAGAAAAAAGAATAAGTAGAGCAGAAAAGGCGAAAGCAAGGTGTACTGACACCGATATGATAAACTTTTGGGATAGAGTTATAAAGTATTTTGAAAATAAATTAGAGAGGACATATCATTAATGAATATATTTTACCTAGATAGATGTCCCGTAAAATCAGCAGAGATGTCCTGTGATAAGCACGTTGTTAAAATGATATTAGAATCAGCACAACTATTATGCACAGTGCATAGAGTATCTGATGGTACAGAGTATTATGATAAGACTGCTAAAGGTAGAAGGATAAAAAGATGGAAGCACCCAAATAGTAATCTAGAAGCAACATTATATAAAGCAGGTTGGTTAAAACACCCTAGCACACAATGGTTATTTGAAAGTCCATTTAATTACGTTTGGTTGTATGAACATATGATGGCGTTAAATGAAGAATACAAAAAAAGATACAATCATACAAAAGACCATATAACAATACAAAAACTAGGAGAAGTGTTAAAATCATTACCTGTAAATTTTGAGAATGAAGATGCATGGGAAACAGAACCATTACCTGCAATGCCTGAATATTGTAAAATAAAAGGTGATGCAGTAGCATCTTATAGGAAGTATTACATTATGGAGAAGAGAAGATTTGCAACTTGGAAATCACCTGCTAAAATACCTGACTGGTATTTAAAAGGTATTAATAATATAAAGGAGAAAGAATGTCAAAGTCAATGAGAAATGATATGCTTGATGCAGTAAGAATGTCTTGTGAAGGACAATTACAAGCACATAAAATAAACGTAGAAATTTATTTAAATAAATCAATAGGTATTGGTGAACATAGTGATATCATACAAACTGTTATAAAAGAATTAGAGCAAGTGGCGAAGTATGAAGAACTATTGAATACTTTAGAAAATCATTTTAAAAAAGAAGAAGTTTACATAGATGAAATTAAGTAAGATACCTGGTTTAGGTAGATTTGGCATATACGTTGATGATTTAAAGATTGAAGATTTGAATAATGATAGATGGTTACTATTAGGTGAAGAACACCTAAAAGGTTTAGTAACCATTATTCGTGATGTTAAATTCAAAGATGCAGGTGAGTATAAAAAGTGGATGAAGAAATGGGGTAATCCACTTTATTTACCCATGTTAGCATTAAAGAAAAAATACAACATCAAAAAGTGGACTGCTTATGATTTCTTTAAAATGGATAAAGAAGATAAAAAGTATATAGAAGATGTTAAAAGAATGGTCGTATCAGCAGATGGTAGATTTAATAGTGTGTTGAGAGTTACAGAGAACAGAACATCTGATGATAAACCTATGGGTCTATTTGGTAGAGGTGATTTAGAATGGCACTGTAATGATGGTGGACTGCTATATTCTATTCCTGGTATATCATTATGGGGTCAAAGAAATATGACCAATAGTAGCACAGGTTTTATGACAACAGTTGATTGGTATGAGGAACAACCTGAGAGTGTTAGAAAAGAATTAGATGATGCAATTGTGATTCACAAATATTCATCACAACAAGTTAATCCAGATGGTGAAAAATATGATGATGAGGTTGTAAGCAGAAACGTATTCTGTGATGGTAATATAGCATCAAAATTACATAATGATGAAAACCTACCAGAGATACCTTTGGTTAGAAAATCTTTATACGGATATCGTGGTATACATTTAAGCACATCATGTTATCAAATCGTAGGTTTATCAGTAAAAGAATCACAAAAGTTTTTTGACCATTTACGAAAGTCACTGTTTCAGGAGAAATATACTTACAGACATAAATATAAGAAAGACAATGATTTATTGATTTTTGATAATACCATTACGTTACACAATAGAGAAGGTAAAACTAAGGATAGATTAGCATTTAGAATACCTAACGATTATTCTAAATTAAGACCTGAGTATAATCCTTACATTCAAGAACCATATAAATCAGATTACGCAATAATAAAGGAAAATTATGCCAACATATGATTTTGAAAATACAAAGACTGGTAAAGTTTTTGAGAAGTTTATTTCTATTTCTGACAAAGAAAAGTATTTAAAAGATAATCCAGATATAAAACAATGTGTTTCTGGAATAAATATAGTAGGTGGAGTTTCTGGTATATCATACAAATCTGATAGTGGTTGGAATGATAATTTAACTAGAATTGCAGAAGCACACCCACAAAGTAATTTAGCAAAAAATCAATTAAGAAGAAGCACAAAACAAGTTAAGACTGAAAATGTCTTAAAAAAACATAGAAAGAGAAACAGATGGTAGATATTCCAGATTATATGCGAGGGTTTGATTTAGATGAAGATTATGGATTTACTACTGTCCAAGCAAAACCAAAAACAGAAACATCTGTTGATAAGAAAGTGGTGGAAAATACTAACATAGAATTATCAAAAGTAAAAAACGATTTATCAGATTTAAAATCAATGATGAACGAAGTATTACAAGTGGTTGCAGAAAAAGATGATATAACAAAAGAGATAGAAGATACAGAAGTTCTTAAAAGATTTAAAAGCATAGAAAAAGTCATATTACCATTTTTATATAATCTGAGTAAAACAGATGAACCTTACATACATTGGCCTAATAGAGGTCCTATTATAAAAGCACAAATAGATAAGATATTAGAATTAACAAGAGGTAGAGATGGAACTAAGTAAAAACTTTACATTAAGAGAGATGACAAGGTCACAAACTGCTACTAGAAAAGGACTAGATAATAAACCTTCTGGAACCCACGAAGCAAATTTAGTATTACTTTGTCAAAACATATTACAACCATTAAGAGATTATTATGGTAGACCTTTAAGAGTAACATCTGGTTATAGAAGTCCAGAATTATGTGTTGCTATCGGGTCATCAATTAATTCACAACACGCAAAAGGTCAGGCGGCGGATTTTGAGATACCAGGTGTATCAAATAAAGATTTAGCAGAACACATCAGAGATAATTTAAGTTTTGACCAATTGATATTAGAGTTTCATAGTCCAGTAGACCCTATGAGTGGTTGGGTACATTGTTCTTTTAATAACAAAGTTGAAAATAGAAAAGAATTTTTAAGAGCATATAAAGATAATGGTAAAACAAAATATGAAATGTATAGTAATGAAGTATTTGCAACTGAAAGTGATATAGTGAGTGGTTCAAAAAAATAAAACTGATGACCATTTTATTGAAGAAGATGATTATGTATATGCAGGCAATCATTTAATAGTAGACATATATGGTTACGATAAAGAGTATAGAGATTTTAATCATCTATTAGCAAAAGCATCACATCTTGCAGGTGCTAAATTGCTCTACTCATATACACATGATTTTGACAATGGTGGTATTACAGGTGTCGCCATATTAGCAGAATCACATATATCATTTCACACTTGGGCAGAGAGAGATTATATTGCATTTGATGTCTTTATGTGTGGTGACACACAACCATACAAAGCAATTAATTTTATCAAAAAAGAATTGAAAGCAGAAGACGTGAAAATTAAAATAATTAAAAGAGGTAAAATTGCAAAGTAGTTGGGGTTTCCATTTGATATTAGATTGTAAAGGTAGTAAAATGTCTAAAGAGTTAGTCAAAGATGCTAAATTTATAAAGGAGTTTACAAAGATTTTAGTAGATGGTATTGAGATGAAAGCATATGGTGAACCTATTATAGAACACTTTGCAACGCACGAAGAAAATGCATCAGGTTATAGTTTGGTGCAATTAATAGAAACATCAGCAATCACAGGTCACTTTTGTGATATCAATGGTGATTTTTATTTAGATATTTTTAGTTGCAAGAGTTTCAGCATTGACATTGCAAAAGAAATAGTGTATAGTTACTTTAAACCTAAATTAATAAGAGAAACATTTTTAACTAGACAGGCATAATATAATGAAATTTAATTTTATAGACATAGACAAGAGTGTATTACCTACTGCAAAAGGTAGAAGAAAAGGTAAGTATCGTTTTTATGAAGTAAATGGTACAAACTATCCAAGTGTTACATCCGTTCTAGGTGTAAGAAAGAAAGTAGAACTTCAACAGTGGAGAGATAGAATTGGCGAAAATGTTGCTAATTGGGAAATGGGTAGGGCGGCAAGACGTGGTACTGCAACACACAATCTTATAGAAAACTACATCAAAGGTGAACCACTCACAGAAAAGAGTGTACTACCTTTAGGTTTATTTAAGTTAATGAAACCTTATGTTGATAAGATAGAGAATATACATTGTTTAGAAACAGTATTATATTCTAGTAAGTATAAATTAGCAGGTCAAGTAGACTGTATTGCAGAGTATGATGGTGAATTATCAGTAATTGATTTTAAGACTGCTAACAAAGAACGAAAAGTAGAGTGGATTGAAAACTATTTCTTACAATGCACTGCATATGGTTTAATGTATGAAGAATTATTCGAAAAACCTATAAAGAAGATAGTTTTAATCATAGGTGGTGAAGATGGTTCTATGGTGACTCATGTAAGAAATAAAGAAGATTACATACCTAAATTAGAAGAAGTCGTAGAAGACTTTTATAAGATGTTTAATCTGGAGTATAATGAGCAACAACTTTCATAGATACATCAAATTGCCTTTCGATTTTATAAAACCTTCTGAAACTATGAGAACAATGAGTTCTGAACAAGAAGAAAAAACTTCTATATGGGATACAGAGAAAAAAGGTAAAACAGATGTATACAAATTCAATATACCAGAATTAAATGAAAATGTAAAATCCTTCTTAGATGACTATGATTTGTTTTATAATACAAAATTAATGTTTTATACAAGTCCTAAAGACAGGATAAATATTCATGTTGATAGCAACAAAGATGCAAATTATTTAAACGATACAAAGAACTATTTTGATAACCATGTTAAACTAAATTATACTTGGGAAAATGAAAATAGTTCTTTGAGATGGTGGAAAACAGAAGATAATAATAATCTGAAGGTAGATACACATACTTATGAAAATGGTAAGACATGGAAGGTCATATGGGCAGAAGAGGGTAAATGTCAAATGATATATGAAAAACGAATTGATAAACCAAGTATTGTAAATACAGGAATGTTACATTCTACAAATAATCCATCAAATAAAGAGAGGATTACATTGTCATACAATTTAGTTAAAAAAGAAAACTTACAACTTTTAACTTTTGATGAGATAGAAGAGGTTTTTGGAGATTTATTATATGAATAAGTACCATAGATACATAAACGTACCTTTCGAACTAAAAGAACCACCTTTAAATCGTTATGCTGATGATGAAGAGTTCAGAGTTAAGGGTAGATGTGGATTAGACCAGTGCAAAGACAGATGCGAGTTCGCAAATATTAATGCTTGTTACGACCAAGATTTTTTTAAGTGGTTGAAACTATCATTAAAAGTGAATGAGGATAAAGTTCAAGATTTTTTAGCAGAATATGGTTTGTTTAGTGATAATATATTATATTTTATTACCAAACCTGATGATAAGATGATTGTGCATATAGATAATAATAAAGAAGAATATTATCTTGCAGAAGAAAGAAAAATAGAAGATTACTTAGATGACCATGCTAAGATTAATTTCACTTGGGGACCTAAAGAAAGCACAATGCGTTGGTGGTCAAGTGATAAAAAAGATATTAGTATAGAAAGTGATGTTGATGAAGACGGTAATGATTGGAAATTAGTTATAGGTAACGAGAAGAAAAGTAAACTACTGTACGAGAAATCGATTTATAAACCAAGTCTTGTAAATGCAGGAGTTTTGCATTCCGTTTACAATCCATCAAAAATAGAAAGAAGAATAACACAATCTTTTAATATAGTAGACAAGAGAAAAATAAAGTTAGTATCTTTTCAAGATGCAGTTGAAATATTTGATAAATATATAACGGAACAAGAGGAAATAGCATGACTTCAAAAACAGTAAAATACACAGTATATGAGAATACAGAAGCACCAACAACTTGGAGTAATAGTGATAATGATGTTACAGTTGTAAATGACGGAACTACGCACATTGTTATTAGTGATTTAGACCACACTACTTCTAGAAGTGGTAATGTAGTTAGACAAGGTACATTTGATTTAGACTTAACAAAAGATACTACTCTTAATTCAAAATTTTTTACTAATATTGGTGGTGAAGAAATTGTATCAACATTTAATGTTGTAATATCACCTCAAGGCGGTACTAGTTATAATCTTGTAGCAAAATATGTTGATGAAACAGATTCAACAACATTAGAAGATGCAGTAGAAAATGATAGTTTTGATGATTGGTGTAAATTTAAAATAAATGGTGTAACAAAGCATACATTAGATTCATTAAGTGTGGGTGAGCAACAATTAGGAACTCATGCACATACATGGAATGGGTCTGATGCATTATCAATCGAATATGAGGCAAGTCAAAGAAATATTGATGACTCATCATATCAAACAGCATTTAGTGTAAAATTTGACATAACCTAAACTAATTTATTATTATGAGATTTGATGGATTAATACCTGGTTATCAGGTGGATGTGAATGTAAATAATAAATCTTCAGTAAACAGATATTGGGATTATGGTAGAATTGTTGATGGTAAGAAACAATTAGACCCACATTTACATTATGGTTGTTATCTTCTAGGATATAAACAATTAGATTTTATAACAAAAACACAAATACAGATGATACTATCTGAACTACCAGAAGTTGGTGAGAACTTTCTATCTTCAGATGAACTATATCTAAACAGTAGAAGTTTTGAGTTAGCAACAAAAATAAAAGAGATGAGTGGTGGATTTAAAAGTTTCTATGCACTATCAGGTAGTGATGCAAATGAAGGTGCTATCAAATTAGCATTTGCATATAATCAGAAAAAAGGTAATGATAAAAGAAAAGTCATATTAAGTTTTGATGGTAGTTATCACGGTTCTACATATCTAACTCAATCAGTCGGTAATACTTTATTTAATGAAGACCCATTTTATGGAGTACCAAAATATAATTGGAGTAGAATAATTGATAGAAATGATGACATTACAAAAACAGTTGATTTAGAAAAAGTAGCATGTATTATAGTAGAAACACATACTTATGCTAAGAAATTAAAACCATATACAGAGAAGTTTTGGAAGAATTTAGAAATCATTAGAATCATGTACGATATTCCTATAATTGTAGATGATATATTCATGGGTGGTGGTAAATTAGGTAAGTTCTTTGGTTGGGAGACAACATCATTTAGACCTAGTATATTTACAATGGGTAAATCAATCACTGGTGGTCATTTTCCATTATCAATGACTTGTTATGACAGTTATATTGATGACGCATTAGGTGATGATTTTAATTGGGACCATGGATATACATATTCTTTTTATCAACCAGGTATTATGAGTATGTTATACTATCTTGAAAAATTAAACTTTGATAATTTTGATAAAATTAGAAAAACAGTCACAGAAATATTTGAGAAAAATGACTTTGAAATACAAGCAAATGCTGGTATTATTTTTAGCACTAAACGAGAAAAACCATATCATCTAATAGCACCTTTAAATGCTACTGATGAATATTATGACGTGTTAAATACAACATTGACAAATTTAAAAGAAAGTGTTATAACATAGTATGACAAAAGATAGTTTTGGAAATTTCTCTAATCATATCATTAAGATTGATTGGGCAAAAATAGAATGCTCAGGACAAGATAATAGTCACCCGAAGGTTTACTATCATCTTAAAGTAGGCGAAACAAAACAATGTGCATATTGCAACTTAACCTGGAAGAGAATAAAATTATTATGAATAGTGTTACATTTTATAGTGAAGTAGAAAAGATTAAAAGACAGAAACGAGATATGACATATATGGACGCAGTTGTTTTTTATTGTGAAGAAAATGATATAGAGATAGAAACTGTAGGTAAATTTATATCAAAAGTTTTAAAAGAAAAGATAGAATCAGAAGCAAGAGATTTAAACTTCTTACCAAAAGTAGGAAAATTACCTATATGACACAAGTAACATTGATGGATAAAATGGGTTCTGACTTATCTGTTGTTAATTCTGCAAGAGTTTCATTTGCAAAAGAGCATGAAACAATGCAAGATAATGATGAGAAGTTGATTAAATATCTAGCAAATCATAATCATTGGTCACCTTTTGGTCATGGTTCTTTGCAATTTAGAATAAAAGCACCTGTATTTGTTGCAAGACAGTTAGTTAAACATCAAGTAGGTTTAGTCTGGAATGAAGTTAGTCGTAGATATATTGACTCAGACCCAGAGTTTTATGTTCCGTTTTTATGGAGAGAAAAACATGAAAACAAAAAGCAAGGTTCTACTGATAAAGAGGTAGAATATGATATTACACCTTTGATTAAGAAATCAAAAGAGATGTATCAAGATATGTTAGATAGTAATATTGCACCTGAGTTAGCAAGAATGATATTACCTCAATGTATGATGACAGAGTGGATATGGTCAGGTACATTATATGCTTTTGCTAGAGTATGTAATTTAAGAAATAAACCAGATGCTCAACAAGAAACAACTGAAGTTACAAGAGATATAGCACATCATATGAAGGACCAGTTTCCTATTAGCAGTAAATATTTGTTAGAGAATGAATGAAAAGAGTATTTTGTATTGGTAATGGTGAGAGTAGAAAGGGTGTTAATTTAGACACACTAAAACCTCATGGTAAAATATATGGGTGTAATGCTATATATCGAGATTATACACCTGACGTATTGATTGCAGTTGACCAAGGTATCATACACGAGATATATCATAGTGGATATGCATACAATAACGAGTGTTACTTTAGAAATTGGCACTTACATGATGAAAAGAATTTCAACATAACAGTTTACGGAACTGAAGATAAAGAGGTGATAGATTTCATAAAGAGTCTAAATTTATTGACAGTAAATAAAAAAGGTAATAGCACAAAGTTTGCTATGGGTGGACCTGCACTATATCAGTTTGCAAAACAAGTTAAAAAGAATCCAGCAAAATTAAAACAGTATCAAGAATCATTTAAAGCAAAGGTAACTTGGGTTGAAAATGATAAGGTCAATAGTATTAAAGAAGAGCAAGGTGGTCAGGATTTAGGTTGGGCGGCAGGTTGCACTGCTATATGGTTTGCGATTAGGAATGAAGAACCACAACAAGTTTATTTAATTGGACATGATTTAAATAGTAAGACAGATTTAATTAATAATATGTACAAGGGTACACCTAATTATAGTGGAGTATCACATAAAGAAACACCGTCAAATAATTGGTTGATACAGTTGAATGCACTTATAAAAGAAAATCCTGATATAGCATTTTATAAAGTAAACAGAGAACCTATTGATAACAATTGTAAAGTAAATAGACAACAACCACAATTAAGAGGTCATAAAAATTTAGTGTATATTACATATGAACAATTACAAAGGAGCATTGACAATAAGTGGTAATTTTGATATAGTAGTACACATTATGAATCATATAAATAGTAATGATACCGATAATATAGGTAACACGAATATAATAATATAAGGAGAATATATGGATTTCGAAACATTAAAACAATCATCTAGCAACTTTGATGCTTTAACCAAAGCATTAGATGAAAAACTAAACACAGAAGATAATAAAGGTGATAAGAGTAAATATCAAGACGATAGACTCTGGAAACCAGAACTTGATAAATCAGGTAATGGTTATGCAGTATTAAGATTTTTACCTGCATCTGAAGGTGAAGACATGCCATGGGTAAGATTATGGTCACATGCATTTCAAGGACCTGGTGGTTGGTTTATCGAAAACTCTCTTACAACTCTTAATCAAAAAGACCCGGTGTCAGAAGAAAATTCAAGACTTTGGAATACTGGTGTTGATTCTGACAAAGAGATTGCAAGAAAGAGAAAAAGAAAATTATCATATTATGCAAACGTCTATGTTGTGAGTGACCCTAAAAGACCAGAGAACGAGGGTAAAGTATTCTTATACAAATTTGGTAAGAAGATATTTGATAAGATTACTGAAGCAATGAAACCACAATTTGAAGACGAATCACCAATCAACCCATTTGACTTCTGGAAAGGTGCAAACTTTAAACTGAAGATTAGAAAAGTTGATGGTTATTGGAACTACGATAAATCAGAATTTGAGGGTGTAAAACCTGTTGCTGAAGACGATACAAAGATAAAAGCAATATGGCAGAAACAATATCCTCTAAAAGAATTCTCTGACCCTAGTAATTTTAAATCCTATGATGAACTCAAAGAGAAACTGAATAGGACAATTATGGGTTCGAGAAGTGCTACAGACATCAGTCAAACAGACCTCCCACCTAAGACTAATGGTGTAGCAAAAGTTGAAGAAGTTAAAACTTCCAATGCTAGTGAAGGTGAAGACGATACTATGTCATATTTTAGTAAGTTAGCAGACGAAGATTAATCTCTCTCATACTTCGAAACTTTAGAAGGGAAGTGGAAACACTTCCCTTTTTTTATATAAATATATGTTATGGTAAGTATATTAGACCCAATCACTAAAAAACAAGGTGACTCAATGAAGTCACAATCTTGGTATAGAAGTCAAATAGCAAGTCTTACAGACAAAATTACTGCTGGTAATTTATTGCGTTCAGGTAGACTCTTAAACAGACCTAGTGCAGGTAGATTAAATATGTTTATCTATGACCCTAAAACAAAAGATAAATTACCATATTACGATATGTTTCCTCTAGTATTACCCTTAGATGTGATACCTGGTGGATTTATAGGAGTAAACTTTCATTATCTACCTCCAGCATTAAGATTAAGATTTTTAGAATCCTTACAAGCATATGCATCAAGCAAACTTATTAATAAAAGAACACGACTTGATGTATCGTATGACCAATTAAAGAAAAACAAATACACAAAACCAACCATAAAGAAGTATTTGTATAAACAAGCAAGGTCAAATTTTTTAAGAGTAGACGCAAACGAATCAGCAATCGCAGTTATGTTACCGGTGGCACAATTTGCTAAAGAAAGTGTAAGGAGGGTATATACTGATAGTAGAGGTATGTTATGAGTTTTCGACAACGTATCAAAGATAGGTATAACAAACTATGCACCACAGACAATGTTATAGATATAACTGTAGATGCTATTATATTGTTAGCAGATGTTCTGACATCACCTATTTTAATTGTTGTTAGACTTATCAAACACATTGTCAATGTCTATTTTATAGATAGAATAAAAAGAGCAATCAAATGGGTTGTTCATAAAGTATTAAGGATAAAATAATGTATGAATATAGAATAAAAGAAATTACAAAGATAGTTGATGGTGACACTATTGATGCTATAATAGACTTAGGATTTGACATATTACATAGTGCTAGAATTAGATTATATGGTATAGACACACCTGAAAGCAGAACAAGAGATTTAGAAGAGAAGAAGTATGGATTATTAGCAAAGAAGTTTCTGACTAATTGTTTAAAAACTGAACACCCTATCATATTAAGAACACATAAAGAAGAGAAGGGTAAGTTTGGTAGAATATTAGGTGAAATAATTATTGATGAAAAGAACATAAATACATATATGATAGAGAGTTATCATGCTGTTCCTTATCAAGGTCAAAGTAAATATGACATTGATGAGTTACATATGAACAATAGAGAGATGTTAAGTAAGGATAATTAATGGGAATAATAAAAATAGGTGGTAAAATTGCTGGTATTGATGTAGGTATCAATATAACAAGAGATAAATCACTAGAAAATGTAACAAGAGACCCGAGATTAAAACAGAATGGTGGTAAACCTGGTGTAAATCCTAATTCTGTATTAGGACAATTCTTAGCAAAAACAAATAAAGCAGAAGGATTTAGCAGACCAAATAGATTTTACATAAACATACGACCACCGAAGGCGATGAGAGCATCTGCTGGTCAATTAGGAACTATAGATGAATTTGATGGTTTTCCTAATTACAAATTTGAAACAAATACCATTGCAAGAGATGTACAAGCATTTTGTAGTAAAATTTCGATACCTGATAGAAAAATGGGTACAACAGACTATAAGACGGGTGCAGGTCCAACAAGAAATATAGTAACAGATGTAACATATGCAGACTTTAGTGCAACATTTTATTGTGACAAAATGATGGTAGAAAGAAACTTTTTTGAATTATGGCAACAATCTGCATATAATAATCAATCATATAATTATGATTATTATGATAACTATGTTGGTGAGATAGAAATATTTCAATTAGGTAGTTTTACAGAAAATCAAAATGGTGATGATATAGCACATGCAGTCTGTATAGAAGAATGTTACCCTACAAGTGTGGGTACAGTTGAATTAGGTTTTGAAACAGGTAAAAATCAGATATGTACAATTGATGTAACATTTTCATATAGACAATGGACAAATTATACGATAGATAATATGGGGAAAATACATGGTAGAGGTGGTAAAGATACTGCAAATAAATATACTGTTGTAGAAAAACAAGGTGGTGGATTCATCACAGGTATAATGCAAAAATTACCACCTATATTAAGAAGACCAGCAAGACAAGTTACTGAAGAATTAGTAAGACGAACACCAATAGGAATAATTACAGGTGGTAGAGTATCAGAACCATTTAAAGTTCCTACTGGAATATATTAATATTATAACATTGGAGTTAGATAATGAAGTTACCTAATTTGGATACACCAAGATATGAGTTGACACTACCATCTACAGGTGCAAAGATACCATACAGACCTTTTTTAGTAAAAGAAGAGAAACTATTATTAATTGCAAAAGAAACTGATAAAGCAGAGGAAATGTCATCAGCAACTTTGCAAATGATAGAAAATTGTACTTTTAATAAGTTAGAATTAGAAACATTACCGTTATTTGATATAGAATATCTATTATTGAAGATAAGAGCAAAATCGGTAGGTGAAAAAGCAACTTTGAGATTAATTGCTCAAGATGATAAAACAACAGTTGTACCTGTTGAAATAGACTTATCAAAGATAGAAGTTGTTATTGATAATAAACATACTAATAAAATTATATTAGACGGAGAGAAGAAATTAGGAATTGTGTTTGCATATCCTACTTATAAATTAGCATCT